AAAAAAAAAAAAGAAAAACTATGAAAACAACACTAACTAACACAAAGGACGTAATCGTGAGAGAAATTAAAGAACTAATGAACCAAAGTGGAGCAGCAGATATTGCTCTTGGTAGAATGCTCTATAACAACATTAAGGCGACAGTTGGAAGAACAATCGTAAATATCTCTTTCCTGGACAGAACTATCGCTAAGGTTTCTAAGAAAATGAAATATAAAAACGAAGTAACTGAACTCGTAGCTGTCCTTGGCGCACTTGTGATCCTAAAACAATTCTATGACCACAAAGCTCTAGAAAATGTTAGAGGTTACATCGTTAATAGACTTTACACCATCGCTATTGAAAGTACTGGTTTTGATGATGTACTTGCTCTAATCAAACAAACAGAAAGTCAATCGATTAACGATTAAGGAAAGACATGAAGTTCGCCCCATACAGTTTTTCAAAGATAAATTCTTTTGAAATGTGTCCTAAGAAATTTGAATTCAACTACATTCAAAAACTGAGAGTATGGGTTCCTAATCTCGCAACTGAGAGGGGGAGTTTCATTCATCTCCTTCTCGAGAATGACACAAAATCTAAACCGACAGAATTTAAGTTTGAATTAATAGACGAAAAAATTAAACAAGAATGTATTTCAATATACGAAAACTTCAAAAACTCTAAGTGGGGAAAGTTTTATTTTGACCCTAATTTTCAAACTAAAGCTGAAGTTGAATTTGGGATGAAAAAGAGTGGCGGTGAATTAGTGCCTTGTTACTATCATGACAAAGAAGCACTATTCAGAGGAAAAATAGACCACTTCATAAAAGATGGGAACACTATCTATGTCGCTGATTGGAAGACTGGGAAAATTAGCTCATTCCCAGCACCACTTCAACTAATTATGTATGCTGTGTGGGCTTTTAACAAGTACCAAGATGTAGATGTGGTAGATACTGCATTTGTTTATGTAGAACACCCAAACGACGAAAAGTGTGTAAAAAGTTATAAATTCAAAAGAGAATTTCTACCGAAACTCACTAAAAAGGTTCTAGAAAAGATAATCGATGTGGAAACAAGTAAAAGTTTTCCTAAGAAAGAAAGTAAACTTTGTGATTATTGTGAATATAGAAAGAAGGGTATCTGTGAAGAAACCTCAGGGCAAGAATTTTCAGGTGAGATGATGAAATTTGGTTCTTATAAACCTAAATCCAAAGAAACTCAGGAAATGAAATGAAACACACAAATATCCAAAAGAGTCTTATAAAGTCAGTTATAGAAGCTGAATCTCAAAGCGGATACAAGTTGCTTTTAGAGAATAATGATAATTGGAATTACGAATTACCAGAAAATCTCAAATCTCAACCAACTATTGTATTGGACATAGTAGGTTGGTCTCTAGAAAATAGTTATTTGGTTGATGACGGACTATTCATTACTGTCGCTTTTGGAGAAAATGAATATGAAAGATTAGTGGACTTAGACGAGATATTGAGTATCGCAACAATGGATGGAAAACTTATTTATCAAAAAATTATGAGGTTTGAAAGGAATCAGAAACCTAAAATGGAACTTTCTAGGAAAATTAAAATCCCAAAGGAAGTAGAGGAGACTGATGCTATGGTTTATAGTATGGAAACTCTAAAGAAACTCAATAATCACAAATAAGATATCTTTAATCTAACATAGTATCATTTATAAAAAATTCAAAGGATAAAAATGAACACAACACACCAAACTTCCCATAAAAGGGAACTTTTGATCGGAATGATTAACCTCGCACTGGCAGGAATTTCAGTTTTCCTGTTTGAATATTGGTTTAATGTAGTTTCAAATCTAGAAATGAACCAACGATTGATGAACTTCGGAGTTGTCTTAGGAACAATTGTAACTCTTTACGTGGGAAAGACTTACTACGGGAAAGGTACTATGAATAACATCAAGAAGATTCTAATCACTTTCTTTCTAGCAATTTCAACTGTGGCTCTTGCTTTGTTTTCAGTGAATTCTCCGAATGATATTGTTTACCCACTAAGTGGTCTTTCACTTGTTTTAGTAGCGTTTTATATGCTATCTCTTTCAGCTTCTACACTAAATTTAATTGGAATCGTCGGTATTTCTATGGTCTCAGGAGGTATCATAGCATATCTGAAAATGTTTGATAAGATTGATTGGGCAACGGTTGGAGTACTTTCTAAATGGAGCGTGTTCATCATTCTATTCATAGGCGGAGTTTGGCCACATTTCAGAAAATTCTTCCACGGAGTCACTGGAGTGAATAAAGACGGTGGTGGATTTGGTGAAAATTCTCATGAAGATAACGAAGATGATGGTGAAACGGAGGAAGAATAATGCCTTTTAGAAAGGAAGAAAAGACCTTCCTTTCTTTCGTGAATGAAAATAAGGTACTTTTCTTGACTTTATTCCTAGTTATTCTTCTTATTTGTGTGATTTATTACCTAGAATGGTGGGAAATCATTGGGTTATTCATCCTAAAGACTGGTCTTGGAATAAAGACGCACGGTGCAAAAACTTTAGGAAAGGCTATTATAAATGCTGGTGGTAAAAAAGTTATTATTTCCACCACAATTATGGTGTTATTGAAAAGACACGCAATAGACTCATTCACCAAGTATTTCACCGAACATTCATTTTCTAGATACAAAAACAATACCCTTTATTATTCTAAAATGAAGATGAAGGAATTGAAGGATAGTCCACCAGCTAAGAAGATAAAGGTGATAGGGACTTCATTGATGTCAATCCCAATCGTGTATGTGTTTTGGACAAAAGTAGTGAGTACTGCTTTCCAAAAACTACTTTATGCTGCTGTCATCCCGTTTTTCTCTACGCTATTTGATTTTATTTCCATTGGGTATAATATAGGAGTATCATTAGTAACTTTCTTATTCCAAGTCACTATGTTGAATTACTTCATTGATTGGATTTCTAAATACAAATATGGAGAGATGTTCATAGACGGTGTTACGAAAGTGATTAAATCTCTTGGAAATCTATTAGATTTTTTGAATTTATTGATATCAAAAACTGGGTTCAACCCAAAGCATTTCATGATAGTAAAATCTATAAAATTCAATCTTTGGTTAGAAAATAAACTCTATAAACATCTCAATAAGAGAGAAAGAATACTTAAACATAGAGAAATCCATATCAATTCAAGAGAAGAAATTCTCATAAGAAGAAATGAATACAAAGAAAACAGAAGAAAGAAAGATATACCATTTAAGAAAAAGGTAAAACAGATTTTCAGAGAAAAGGTATTGAAAGAAAAGAATTGGCGAGAAAAGCGAAAAGAAAGGAAGGAAAGCTTTAAATGAATAAAATTTGGAAATTGATAAAAGTCTCTACAGAAGTAATCCTTGTCATAGGATTCATATTTTTCGAAGAATTGATTTGGAAGAAACTAGCACTACCGTTTAAGAATTGGTTGAGGAGCCTGAAGGCATTAGAAGGTGTCAAAAAGACAATTACTGAACTTGACCCATACCCTACATTGGTCGTATTTATCATCCCTCTTATAATTGCTGAATTAATGGGAATTAGGTCTGGTGCTTTAGTAATTTCTGGACATCTTGTTATGGGAGCAATCATTTACGCTATGAAAATCCCAGTTGCTGGATTAACATTTTGGGTATTTTCATTTTCTAAGGATAAATTACTTACCATAGATTGGTTTAAAACTCTTTACGAACTACTAATGGAATTCATTAGTTGGGTAAAAAACACATACCCATACAGAAGAACAACCGTAAACTATAAAATTCTGAAAAGAAAATTAAGAAGAATTCTCAAGAAAGAAAATTCTTCTAAAGAATTAAAGAAAGTCTACAGCACAATTAAGTCGCTATTTCAGTGAAGGTTGATTCATTAATTGATTGATTTTATTCGCCATCGCTGATGTAAAATTACCATTAGTGATATTAGTGATGTAATGATTACAAGAACCATTTTCTATTTTAATAATAGCGTTTGTTTTATTTAGATTGATACACACTTGATTTTCTGGAGTCATATAATCACTAAAATAGCCAATAGAAGCAAATACAGCTGCTGAATCACCTGCTCCGTGGTCTCCCCAAACTCCGTACCTTGGAACAGCGTAAATGAAAGCCATTGGGCTTTCTGTATGGGTATTTTCTTTATATTGGTCACCTATTCTTAGTGACTTATGCCAAGAATAACCATCAGTCGGAAACCTAAATGGTGTATTTGTAGAGATACCAGAGTCGAAGACAAAATTAGCAGAAACAGAAGCTGGAGTAGTTCTATACTCTCCTTGAGAAAAGTTCATTTCTGGTTTTCCTTCTGTTCGTTTGTGGTATCCAGTACCAAAGATGAATTTATCTATTTTAGTTCTAATAAGTTCATTACCATCACATTTATCAGTGAGTAATAAAGAATGGATATTCTGAAGATGGCCGCCAGTGACATATATAATATGTTCGTTATTTTGTAAAATTTCACACAACAAGTCGGTTACATCTGGTCTTTGATAATCGTACAGCCCATCATTCTCAAATTCAGATATATCTCTTTCTTGTCCTTTATACTCTGGGTCTAATTTAGGATATGGTGCTGTTGCGTCTGTTGGAGTCGTTCTCATTGGCAAAGTATGGTTAATACCAACTGGAACCCTATCTTGTATCCCATAATATGTAAGAACTGATTGATACATTAGACCAGACCTTCCGTGAGTATCAGTACCATTGACCATCACCCCAAGAAGGTTTATTTCACAGTTTTGGTCTAGTCCAATTGCAGTAATTAAAGTAACCAACCAGTCTGGGTCAAAGTTATCATTATCTAAGATGATATTTTGAGCTGATGGACATCTAGTGGTGGGTGTGTCTTTATTTTCAGTATCACTATTACCACAACCAATGATAAAAATAGTAGTTAAAATTAATAAAATGTGCTTCACATTAATTCCTTAAGTCTTTTTTAAAAATATACGACTATACTTAATTTTACAAGGAGTAAGAATGAAAATCACCGTATTCGATACTGAATTCACATCTTCCAAATTCGCTAAATCACCGTTTGGCGATAAGACATTCGAGTTCAGAAATATCGAAGTTTCAATTGAAGAATCATTGGAATATTTAAGAAATGATTTTGTATTGAACAGAAATTATTCTTTCGATGGAGTGAAAAGACTAAGGAGAACTAAGAAAGATTTAGAAGAATATTTGTCAAAAACCTTAGAGTTCATTATTATAGATTTTGATAGAGTAAACTCGAGATACTCCCAAAATAAAATTTTAGATTTCTTTAAAGAAAATGATTTTTATGTAGGAATAATCCCTTCTAGAAGTTGGAATGGTGTTGATACATTCAATATGAAAGGTATTATAAAAGCTAGTGGTTTCAATAACAAAGCGAGTGTGTCTTATATTTTAAAGGAAATTAATAAACACTTATATGAATATTGTAAAATAGATTTTACAAGTATTAATGAAGCAGCTTATCAAGCCCCTTCTTTCTCTGAAGGAGTCTTATTACTACAGAAAGGGAAGTACATACCAAAAGCAGAGGTTATAGAAGAAGAGAAACCATATGAAGCATTTGGGGTAGAAATAGATGTAGATGATGATATTGTAAAAATATGTGTAGAAGAATACTCTAAAAGAGGATTCACTCCTGTGAATTTTGTAGAAGAAAGAGGGCTAATTTCATTTTCTCACCCGAATGAAAAGACAAACAACGGGTATTTCATGTTCTTGAATTATCCGTTTATACTTCATCACTTTAATAAAGAAAAGTCATTCAATATCCTAAATTCCATCAAGGATAAAACTCCTGTCCAAAAATATTTAGAAGAAAGAACTAAGAAAGAAAGAGAAACAGAATTCTCAGGTACTGGGTATTACGATAAATGCATTTCAATGAATAAAAAATACATAGAAGTCGGGGATAGAGAAGAAACTTTAATACAAGAATGGTTAGAAAATGATGGATTATTTAAACTGAAATCAGCGATGGGTACTGGGAAATCCAATATTATAGATAAAGTTATTCAGATTAGTAGAGAAAAAGAATTGAAAGTTATCCTTATAACAAATAGGATATCAGTCGCTAAAGATTTTAAATCTAAATACGACATCAAAATGTATTCAGATGGTAATTATGAAATTGGTGATGACCTTATAGTCCAATATGATTCACTGTGGAGATATAGCCTAAAACACTTTGATGTAGTTGTCTTAGATGAATTCGTTTCAATTATGCTCCATTCTAGAAGTTCTAAAAGCGATTACGGGAACTTGAATAAAGTGAAGTTGATGTATGCAATGAGAACAAAAAGAACCATGATTGCTGACGCATTTCTATTTGGTATAGAAGATAGACTAATACCAACAAAACCAAAATACGCTATTATAAATGATTATAGAGAAGAAGCTTCTATCTATGAATATAGGTCAACTGAAGAAATAGCTTATTCCATTCTTCATACTTCACTAGAAGAAAGAAAGACTGGAAATAAAGTGACTGTAAGTTGTGCCGCAAAAAATGTAGCTCAAGCGATTAAAAGTTTATGTGAAGAAAATGGACTGAAGACTATCATCCTTACGGCAGAAACAACTGAAGAAGAAAAGGAAGACATTTATAAGATATTTGAATCTGAAACACATGATAGGTGGGACACACTGATATTCACTCCAACCCTAACAGTTGGAGTTAGTATTCTTAATAAGTCTAATCACCATTTTCATATAGACGAAAGTACAAGTGTTGATGTAGTTAGTTCTATCCAAATGATAAGAAGAAATAGAAAGGCTAGTAATATCCACTATTTCATCAAAGAAAGGAAGAAACATTTAGAAACTTCAATAGAAAATCTAAATGATGAGGTAAATTCCAATATTGAAAAGTTCTATAAGAAAAGTAACTCTTCTCTTCTCATAGATATAGACGATTATGGGGATTTTAAACTATCGAAATTAGGAGAATTTGTGAATGAGGTAGAGATAATTCACAATAAATTAGAAAATGATCATAAACATAGTTTTGAACTATTACTAAAACACCAATTCAAAAATGAGAAAAAGTTAGTAAAGTGTAAAATAATAGACATTTCTTCTATAAAGAAAGAAAATAAAATTAAAGAAGAACAAGAATTGGTTTCTGTACTGAATGGTCTTAAAGAAATAGAATATTCAGAATCAGTCCTAGAAGATTTTTCCAATAGGAATTACATTTCTAGTAGGAAAGAAACGGTTCAAAAATTAATGTCTGAAATTAAATCCACTTTAAAACCTAAAGTTAATAAAGATACTCTAAAAGAATTGACTGAATTAGAAATCACAAGTGGGTTTAAGTACATCCAAAAACTTAAGAAATTAAAATTCTTCCTTACAAGTGATGTAAATAAGATAGAAAATCTTATCAGCTTTTTGATATCAGAGAACCCAACAGAAAATTCTCAAATCCAGTATTTTAGATACTTACTAAAGTTGAAGAAAAACAAGATAAGGTTAAAAGACAAAATTACTACACTTGAGTCTAAGGAAGTTGATTCTAAAATAGGGTGGGGTGACTTCAGTTCTTTCTTGAGGAAAATTGGGTATAAAAAGCGTGGTGGTGCTCATTACTTAAGTAAGAAGACATTAGTACATTCAAAGTTGATAAGTTAGTCTTAAGATTAAAATAGTATCATTAGTAAAGAAATATAGGAAAGAAAATGGAAAAAACATTAGAGTTATATATCACAGAAATTCATCCAGGAGATGGACTTTATCAATTTAAAGATCAAATTATAGGGAAGAAATTCAATTCTTTTTTAACATCAGGTTCGAATTCTCTACTGGATGGTTGGTACTTAGTAGCAGGTGTATTTGATGAGCCAACAGGAATTGATATTTTAGATAATGCTAATGGGGAAAGACCAATAGTTTTTTCTATGGCGAGATATAAACTTTAGGAGGATTCTTTGGCTGATAATTATGAATTTAAAGAACTAACTGATAAAGAGTGGTTACTTCATAGACCACAAAACATCATTGGTGCTGTCCAAGAAATAAAACAAAGCGGTTTTAACTTAAAAGACGGGAAGTTTGTGTATGAGGATTACTACATAATTCCTGGACTTTTAAAAATCATCAATGAAATTATTGATAATTCAGTAGATGAATATATTAAAACTGAAGGAAAATTCTCAACTAAGATAGAAGTCACGATTACAGACACAACAGTAAAAGTGAAAGACAACGGTTCAGGTATCCCAGTAGAAAAACGTGGAGACAAATACATCCCTTACTTAGCTTGGGGTAGACCAAGAGCAGGAACAAACTTCGATGATGAAAAAAATGTTGGTTCGTTGGGAATGAACGGTATTGGTAGTTACGCAACTGCTGTATTCTCTAAAGAATTCACTGGTACGACTTGCGATGGTAAAAATAAACTAATTGTTAAGTTCAAAGATAACATTGATAAAGAAGAAGTCGTTGGTCCAGTGAAATGTACTAAAAGAGGGACAGAAGTTGTTTTTAAACCAGACCTAGAAAGATTTGGGATTAGTAAGATAACTGAAACTTATAAAAACGCAATAAAACAAAGACTATTCCATATTGCATATAGTTACGAAGGAATTCAGTTCAAGTTCAATGGAGAAATCATCAAAGCAGACGCTAAGAGTTATTTCTCCAAATTCGGAGATAATGTCACTTTATTCCAAGGAAAGAACTATTCAGTAGCATTCCTACCAAATGACGCTGATGATTTTAGATATTTTAGTTATATAAATGGATTATATGCTTCTAAAGGCGGTACGCAAATAGACTACTTCTTAGATAAAGTACTACCAGTAATCAGAGGAAAGATCGCTAAGAAATACAAGAATATCAAAAATGGTGATATTAAGAACAAATTGACCATGATAGTCATTTTTAAGAACTTTAAGCAACCCAAATACGATTCTCAGTCTAAAGAAATGTTTACTTCTCCGGCAAGTAAAATTACTGAACACATAGGGAAAGTAGATTTTGAAAAATGGGGCGAACATCTTTATAAAAACAAGGCTATCATAAAGTCAGTCATTGAAATATATGAGATGAAAGAAGCCTTGAAAGAAAAGAAAGCACTTGAAAGCTTGACAGAAAAGAAAATCACTAGATTCTCTGAAAAATATTACCCTCCGACTGAGAAAAAGAAATATCTTCTAATTTGTGAGGGAAGGTCAGCTTCAAGTGGTCTTATGCCAGCTCTTGGTAGAAAAGAGATTGGTTATTATGAACTTAAAGGGAAACCTCTTAACGCATATGATAAATCTCAAGCAGCGTTCCGTTCCAATAGTGAATTAAGTGAATTGTATCAAATCCTAATGACTCAAGGTTATGAATTTGCTATTATGGCAACTGATCAAGACTTGGATGGATTTTTAATCAGGGGGTTATTACTTGGGTTCTTCAAAAGGTACTTAGTAAATTTCCTTAATGAAGAAAGAGTTGGAATGTTACAGACTCCAATCATGGCTGAAATGAAAAATGGAATTCCTCATAAATGGGTATATAATATAGAAGACTCCCATTCTCTTAACGGAAATGTAAAATATTTCAAAGGTCTTGGTTCTCATACAGAAAAGGGTCTTAAACATGTAGTCAAAAAAGACGGATTAGAAAGAATGGTAGAGATTCTGAAACAAGACGAAGAAAGTGACGAGCTAATCGATGGATGGCTAAATAGTAAAAGAGCCGACGACAGAAAGAAATACATCCTAGAAAACGAATTCGATTTAATTAAACTTTAAGGAAAGACAAATGAATATAAGTGATTTTTATAGGTCTATGTATGTAGATGCTAGTTCCTATGATAATTTAAGGTCAATTGCATCATTAGCAGACGGTCTTAAAAACTCAGGGAGAAAGGTACTTTACACCGTACTTGACAAAAATATAAAATCAGAAGTAAAGGTGTCTAGACTAAAAAGTACAGTTTCTGAACACACCGAATACTTGCACGGGGAAGATAATCTTTCAGATGTAATTGTTAATATGGCTAGAAGCTTCGCTGGAAGTAATAACCTTCCTCTTCTAAGAGAAGAAGGGAACTTTGGAAAAAGAATTATCAATGAAGCTTCTGCTGATAGATATATCTTTACAGGAGCTAAACCATATTTAGAAGATATTTTCCCAAAAGAAGATAACCCAGTATTGGTAGAACAGTACTTTGAGGGTTCTAAAATAGAACCAAGATACTATGTTCCAGTAATTCCTATGTTGCTTGTGAACGGTTCTGTTAATGCTATTGGTGTTGGATTTATGCAAAATATACTACCTAGACCAGTCTCTAAAATCATAAAAATGGTCGAGGATTATATTGAAGGAAAAAATGTCAAAGTTCCAAAACCAGGATGGAATGGGTTCACTGGTAAGGTAGAACAAGGAAATAATAAAAAGAATTGGGTTGTGTACGGTAAATTTGAAAGGATAAACTCCACTACAATAGAAATAACAGAAATCCCAGTAGGGTATCAACTCAAATGTTATGTAGACATTCTTGAACAATTAAAAGAAGATAAAATCATCACTTCATATAAAGACCTTTCTGATGATGGTAAATTCCTTTTTAGAGTAAGGGTAACTAGGAAATTCTCTTCTATGGAAGACGAAGAAATTTTCAAAGCACTTAAACTCAAAGTAACTGATGCTAAGAAATTCGGAGAAAAGTATGTTGTAATGGGAGAAAATAACAGAATTCTTATTTTCGACACTCCTGAAGAAATATTTGAAAGGTATGTGAAACTTAGAAAAGACCTTTATATTAAAAGAAAAGAAAATCTTATACAAGTAACAAAAGAAGAATTAGAAAAATTACTATCTAGATATGTATTTGTTAAGTCTGTCATTGATGGTTCAATTGTCATAAACAACAAGAAAAGAGAACAAATCATCAATCAAATAGAAAAGAATCAAAAAATTAAAAAGATTGATGGCGGCTATGATTACCTTCTAAGACAAGCACTATATAACCTAACACACGAAAAACTCAGTGAGCTTAAAGAAGAAATTACTGAAACCAGAAGTCTATTAGATAAATACACAAATACATCACCAGAACAATTTTGGAAAGATGACATCGAAAAACTTAAGAAATCTCTCAATGCCAATAAAGCATTGAACTGATAAACTTAAATATTGTTATGTCACAAGGAGAATTGAATGAAAGATGAAAGTAGCGTTGTCGCAGCTGAATTACTAGAAGCAGAAAAGGAGCTTCTAGAATTCGAAACTGAATCTTCTGGGAACGGAGAATATTCTGAAGTCTCAGACATGACAGACAGAATTAAACAAGAAACAGAAAGTCTTGTAAAAGATAGAAAAATCCCAGAAAGAAATATCATCCATGAAGTCAGTACAGCAGAACTAGCAATAGACCTAGCTATGGCGAACTTAGCTAAAGTAACTGCGGTAAAACTTCAAAAACTAGAAGGTTTCCTAGGAAAAATCGAAGATAAATTATTCAACGATGATATCTTAGATGACATGAATAAAGGTGATTTACTACTTCTTTACACAAATACCAGAATGATGCGTTCAGATGCGTTCAAGATGATAAGAGAAATCAGAAAAGAAGTAGACTTCAGTACACTAGAGGCAAACTTACTATCTTTACACGCTAAAGAGTCTCTGAAAAGTGATGATGACGATGACGATGATAAACTACAGAGTATTCTTAGTTCATTACTACACGATGATAATTTCCTTAGTAATGTAGAAGAAGAGCAAAGAAAAGCATTAGAAGATAAAGAGGAATAAAATGATTAGAGAAACTATCAAAAAGATTAAAGAAGAAGGAGAGGCAGCTTCTTCAGGAGCAACTGTAAGTGTCGGTAATGGTGGTGCTGATGGAGGATATGGTGATTTAGGAGTAATTCCTACTGCTCCAAATCCTAAAAAGAAAAGAGAAGAAGATGAGCCTGAAATTAGATAAAGATAGAATAGAATCTTTAGATGGAAGAGATATGAACTATCTCTTCGACCTTTATGCTAAGAATAATTCTTACATAGAAACTCCTCCAACAATTTCTGAGTTTATTTCTAATGATTATTATTTAGGTGGTTCTTTGGATGGTGGAAAAGCTGTTTTCCCATTCTGGAAAGAAAGGCTTGTGGATATATTCCCAACACCTTTTTATGAAACTAATAAGTATAAGGTTGTTTTATTGAGTGGGGCAACGGGGATAGGGAAATGTCTGAGTGAAAAACAGGAAATGGAATTCTATCTTTCAGAAGAAGATATAGAAAAATATAACTTAGAAGAATTCGTCGATTAAATCTTTAACCAACGATTATTTCATATTTAAGCTTAAAAGACTGTATCAAGTCAGGGAGTATGAATGAAACTTAACAAAAACAGAAAATTCTTCAAAGAAATAAAAACTTTAGAAGAATTCGACACTTACTTAAAATCAAAAGACCATAATTACAAACATCATACTAAAGAAATAAAGCAGTGGTTTGAAGAAAACTTAGATGAGACTTTCAATGACTCGTACTTCCACGCAAAATTCTACAATGAAATATACGGTAGATCACAAAAAAGTTTCTTCAGAAAGGAATTTTGGACTATCAGGGGATATTCCGAAACAGAAGCTGAGGAAATGTCAAAATCTTTAGCAGATACCAATTCTAAGAAGGGAACTTCTACTATACAAAAAATGTCAAAAGAAGAAAGAAAGATTTTCGATTCTTGTTCTGAGACATTCATGAAAAAGAAATATAAAGATGATTATGAACAAAAACGAAAAGAACTTATAAAGAAAAGAACTAGAAATCTTCCAAATAGAGAAGAAAGGCATATATCTCAAGGATTCTCACAAAAAGAAGCGAAAGAATTGGTGTCAAAGTACCAAAGTGATTTAGCTAAAACATTCTGGGATTCAGATAATTCAAGTAAAAGGGTCACTTATACACAAGTACTGTATTGGACCAAAAGAGGACTTAGTGAGGAAGAAGCTAGAAAGAAAATCAGTGAAATTCAAAAACGGTTCAGTAAAGAAATATGTATAGAAAAGTACGGAGAAGAACTTGGCTTAAAGATTTTTGAAGAAAGAAATAGAAAATGGTATAATTCATTGGAAGCTACTTTCATTGAGAAATATGGAGTTAGACATTACTACTTCAAAGATTTTAATTCAGATTTAGAACTTTCTAAGAAAGTGGTGGAAGATAAATTTCTTAAAGGAGATAAGGTTTCCTTAAAAGAAATGGAAGAGTACTATAATGTTTCTAGAGCATACTTAATTCCAATATTGGGAGATATGGGATTTGATGACAAATTCTTCAGAAGAGAAAGTTTAGAATTTGAGATATATGACTTCATAAAAGAAAACTATAATGGTGAAGTAAGAAAGAATGACAGGAGAACCATTACTCCTCTTGAATTAGACATTTTTATCCCAGAACTGAACTTTGCGATAGAATTCAACGGATTAATGTATCACACCTCTGGAATTTCTAAATACGAAAAGTTCAATAAGATTATGGACAAGAACTATCACCTGAATAAAACTGAATTGTGTGAAGAAAGAGATATTCACTTATTTCATATAAACGAAGATGAGTGGTTAGACCCAATTAAAAAAGAAATTTGGAAAAGTAAAATTCTCCTAAAACTTGGGAAAGCTGATAAAATACCAGCTAGAAAAACTAAAGTAAGAAGAATTTCTCATAAAGAAGCTTCTAAATTTTTAGATTTAAATCATCTCCAAGGAAGTACTGCTGCGAAGGAAAACTTTGGTTTAGAGATAGATGGAGAATTAGTTTCAGTTATGACATTCGGAAAGTCTAGATTTAAGGACGAATACGAACTTCATAGATTTGCTTCACTGAGAAACACCATTGTCATTGGAGGATACTCTAAGTTGTTGAATGAATATTTCAAATACAATAATGTAGAAGAAATCATTTCATATGGGAATAGAAGGTGGACATTTAAGGAAAATGTGTATTCCAAGTTTTCTAAAATGTTATCAATCACAAAGCCAAACATGTTCGTTTTGAATCCTAAAACATTTAAATTAGAGAATAGGATGAAGTATCAAAAACATAAACTAAAGAACTTACTAGAAAATTTCAACGAACACCTCACAGCGAATGAAAATTTAATGATAAATGGATATAGGATATTTCATGATTGCGGAAACTATAAATATAGAATAAGGAAAAATTATGGGAAAATTCATACAAGTAAGAATAAATTTCGAGAAAGAAGTGATAGATAAACTTCAACAACCTATATCAAAATCAGTGAATGGGATTCTAAAGATAGTTTACAGTATGAGTGACGAAGATATCGAAAAATATGAATTAAGTGAATACATGGAAGATTAAATAACTTTAGAATTTTCATAAGGAGCAAAAATGATAAGAGAAATTATCCAAGAATTAAAAATCGGATCCCAATCAGATAAGTATTTGTTTTTAATTAAGGACTACATAGGTTCAAAAACCATCAACATCGAAACATATCCGGATAGGTTAGAAGTAGAATACGACAATATGACTTTAGTCTTCAACACTGAAGGGTACTTGGTTGGATTCAAAGAAGGTGATGAGTATTTCTCAGTTTCAAGAAAACTAAAGTCAATTAAAGACCTTTCTAAAGTACGAGACATGAAAAAGTTCTTAGGAAGAAGTTTAGGTTCTAATCCACCGAGAAAACCTAGTGGAAAAGTTTATCAGTTCTTTCCTAAAAATGAAGAAGAATTGGAATCTTTAATAAATGAATTAATAGAAAAAAGAGGTGATGACGCTGACCTAAATGACATAGACGTATCTAGAATCACTGATATGGAAGATTTGTTTTATGATTCTAAATTTAATGGAGACATTTCTAATTGGAATGTTGGGAATGTTAGGAGTATGTATGGGATGTTTGATGGGTCTTCTTTTAACGGAGATATCTCTAAATGGGATGTAAGTAATGTAAATGATATGGGTACCATGTTCAGACAATCTTCTTTCAACGGAGATATCTCTAAGTGGAATGTCGGGAATGTTACCAGTACGTGTTGTATGTTTGAAGAATCAGAATTCAACGGAGATATCTCTAAGTGGGAACCTAAAAACTTAAACTATATTAAAGACATGTTTAAGAATTCTCCATTAGAAGGAAACGAACCAGAGTGGTACATCGAAGGATGTGTTTCAGGTAAATTTGACTGTTGAAGTTGACTTCTTTATAACAAAGGTCGATGAATTAGGAACTCTTGGCTTGAACACTTGTTCAAGCCAAGATAAAGATAAAATTACTTTATATTTAGAGAGTATCACTTAAGTATTTAAAAACCAAAAGATTTAAAATGACGATATCAAATAGTCTAAAAAGCAACCTCTCTAAATTAGCAAGAAAAACCTCTAGTTCAGAGTTCTTTTCTCCTAATGTCTATGACTCGTTTAGTAATAAAAAATCAACAGATACAGAACAAATACTTTCTCATTTTTTCGATAAAATAATGTTTGATAATTCTCAAAAAGAAAGATTTAAAAAGAAAGAAGTGCTAACAAACCCAAGTGTTCTAGGAAGAGGAAACGCAAAACTACTTAGAGCCACTGAACTTCACCTAGAGAAATACTCTTAGTCACGACTCTTGAAACTCCCCTTAAACATTTAAACCATCAACTTAAATAGTTTAAAACAAATGTGAATGGTGATAAATGAAGAAAATAAGAATTCCAATAGGAGAACTATATAAACGACTTGGTATCAAACACAATGGGGAAAGAGAAGAAACGCACTCAACTCCTTGTGATGTTTATGTGAAAACTCCTGAAGAAACTTTATCTAAGATAAATTTCTTTGTTACGAAAAAATCTGATATTTATACTTATGAACTTGAAAATGGAGAAAGGTTAGAAACTTCAGATAAACACAAAGTTATTTCTGGCGGAGAAGAAACTTTAATTTCAGAAGCAAAATCTATAGATAATAAAGATGGAAAATCTTATAAGATAATAAAAAGTTATAAAGAAAAAGAAGACGAAGTAGTCTATGATTTTGGGATAGATGCTCCACACCTTTATACTACGCCAGATGGTTCCATTCACCACAACACAACAGTGGCTTCAATTATTTTCCTTTACGACTTAGCAAGACTCCTTTGTATGGATGAACCTCAGTTGAGATTCAAACTTCCTAAATCAGCAAAGATATATTTCACCCTAACAAACTCAACTATGGAAAATATTGAGCAGGTGAACTATGACCCAATAATGTCTCTAGTTAGAGAAAGCCCGTTTTTTAGGTCTAAATTCGACAACACAAAATCTAGGTCATCTCTATTTATCAATAACATTGATATTAATATGGTGTCTAGAAAGCACTCACTTGTTGGTAAAAACGTGTATGCGGCTTCTTCTGATGAGGTAAACCAAGAAATCCAAAAGGGTGGTTCTAAGAATATTATCACAGAAATGTATAATAGGATCAACTCCCGTTTCCTACTAAAAGGAAACAAATGGGCTGGACACTATACTATGATATCTTCTGCGACAACTGAAGGGTCTCTTATACAGACAATGATAGATAATGCTAAAGAAAAATCAGAAGCTGAAGGGAAGAAAGACTCTGAATTCTCTCAATCAGATATCTTAGTTATCTCAGCTCCTAGATTTGAGGTTCTTAAGCATAAGATAAAATACTCAGGAGAAACTTTCAAGGTATTCATCGGTGACTATCAGTCAGATCCATTCTTCATCGAAAATGATAAAGACTTAGAAAGAGCAAAACGATTTGACCCAACAAAGATATTTGATGTACCGATAGAATACAGAGGCGAATTTGATGATATTTATGCTGGTATCAGAGACGTACTCGGTATGGCTGTTTCTGATGTAAGGACTTTTATTCCTTTCAAAGAGAAGATAAAAAACGCTTTAGTATTACACGGTGCTTGTGAGCTGGATGAGATTATATTAGGCGAGAATGATAACCTAATAGATTTCTTCGATGTAGATAAAATAGATATGTTTAAACCAGGAAGTCAAAAAGTAATCGGTCTGGACATAGCAGTAAGTGGGGATAGGTATGGATTATGTATGTCTCATATTCACGATACTGTTGGAGAAGGAGAACTAAAAGAGTTCTCTTATTGGGTTGACTTTGCTGTTGGTATTAGACCACCGAAAGGAGAACAGCTAAAACTTTATAAGATAAGGGAATTCATATTCGAACTTCAGAGATTAGGGATAAACATAGAATACGTCGTTTCGGATTCTTACCAAAGTACTGATACTCTACAACTTCTTGAGAAGGGCGGGATAAAAACTATCATGAATTCTGTAGATAGGAAGAAAGACCCATATGTTGGTTTAAGAAATGCCATTATAGACGAAAGAATAAAGGGTCCGAATAATCAAATTCTTTATAGAGAACTTGTTTTCTTAAAAGAAGACGATAAAAAGGTAGATCACCCAGAACATAACCAAGACGGAACTCCAGGGAGTAAAGATATAGCTGACGCAGTAACGAACTCTATATGGATACTAGGAACTAAGGTTGATTACAAACCATACTTAGATAAAGATTTTATCGAAGAATTAGATGAAGTAGTTGGTAATGACTGGTATGATGAAGCTGAACCATTCTCCGACATTTTTGGAGAGGGAGTAACTGGGCAGTTCGTGAACTAAGTTAAATAGGATTATAAAGGAGATTTATTAATGGCAATTTTTAAAAATTTATCAGATAATTTTAGCTCATTAACCAATAAATTATTTGGATGGCAGATGGCACTTGACCCTGCTATTGCTGCCCAACAAGCATTTGCTCAAGGTTCAGTAGAGCCTTCAGTAAATAATGTTCTACTAACAAAGTTCCTAGAAATCAGTGACACTAAAAGAGGGATTATAGATGACATAGACACTATCAAAGATTTCTATTTCAGTCAGATGATAGTTGACAGGATATTGGATGATGCCTTGAACCCGACTGGGAATGAACATAAATTATTTGATGTTAGGGTGAAAAACTCTATTGGTGAAGTCGACGAAGCAGCATCTAAAATAGCTAATGAATTTATAGAAGAATTCAATATCCAAAAAATGATAGTAGATATCGCTTCAGACCTATTATTCTATGGGGAGTATTTCCTAAGACTAGATGTCAATGGATTTGGAGATGAAAACTTCTCTAAAAAAGGAATAGTAGCTATTCACGATGATGTTGACATGACGACTACTCTTCCAGTATTTAGAGATTCAGATGTTAGTTATATCCTTAAACTTGGAGAAAAGAAAATAGAGACTGTTCAACCAACAGAAGTAATCTATTTTTCTCTTCCATCTTCTAGGATTAGGGTAAAGGTTGATGGATTAAATGATAAAGTGCTATATCTAAGAATGGGGAAATCTGTATTGTACCCAATATACGGGCTTCTGAAGGAGTTAAAGTTCCTAGAACACTTAGTCCCACTTGGATTCATTAATGATGCTTTAGCAACCAAACTCGTTTCAGTATCAGTGCCTTCCAGCACGAAACCTGCAGAAGCTCAGAAAATAGCTCAAACTTTTGAAAAAATGATAAATAAGACTCTAAGAGTCGGGACTGCTAATAAAACAGATGAAGAAATTTTATCGACTATTGGCGCAAGAGTCGGTGAAGTAAAGGTAATCCCAAATTTCGGTGATAAGGGTGAACTACAAGCAGAAGATTTCAATAGTGAGAACAACTACGATGAAATGCACGACAAAATCACTGATATCAGGAAAATGGCTCTAAGTACCATAGGGATACCTGCTTCTATCATAGATGAAGAGGGAATAAAAGCTGATGTGATAAAAGACCATATCAGATACACTAAGAAACTGAAATCTATTCAATTTGCTTTGAAAGAAGGTCTTCAACGATTACTAATAGTTCACTTAACTAACTTAGGGTTCAATAACTTCCTAAAAGAAAGTATTGATATCGTATTTCTGAATATTTTAAATACAGATGACTTAGAAAAACTTGAATTTTTAGATTTAACGGTTTCTATGGTAGACAATTTTAAATCATTCGTAAGTGATTTTGAAGATCACGACGAAATAGGCATTAACATGGAAGAATATGTTAAATTCCTAAACAAACAATTTAGTACGATGTCTGGATTTGATATCCTGTATTATAAAGAAAATGTAGATGAAGAAGAGGAATAGAGATGAAGTTTAAATCAAAGATAGATGAAGTACAATACGACCTCCTTGGGTTAAATGAAGCTGAAGTGAGAAAAAGACTCCAAATAGTGAAGAAGAGCGACATCAGAGCTAAAGACCGTTCTAAACAAAGAAGTATGAAAAATAGTTGGAGAAGAAACAAACATCATATCCAAAAAGGAATTAAGAAATGGCATAAAAGTACTGCTGGGAAAAGATTCCATAGAGCACTAGGAAGATTCAATGCTTTGAGAGAAACCGTTTCTTATTATAACCAAGAACTCACTCCTGGTCTAAATTATGTAGAGTTATCTATGGAACAAGTGAATGATGCTTTACTCGGTCTTAGTAGTATAGAAACTCATCTATATCTTGAACTTCAGTATTATGAAGCAGACCCAGAAGCAATGGCTCAGTTCTTAGAGCTACTTTACGCATTTGTGGAAGATTCAAGTGTGTTAAAAACAGAACTACTTGAAGCATATGTTTACGGTAGATTAGAAGAAAACTCATATCAACTACTTACAGATATCGTCCAATTCTTCCAAGACCCTAAAATGTACATTTATGCTAAAAGAGACTTAGCAGGAGAAAGTAATGATGCTCAAGATGATGAAACATTCAGAGCGTTATTACAAGCGGCATCTAATATAGACATACTAAAAGCAAGCAATGAAACATACGAAGAGCTAGATAGACTCTTTATTAAATAATCTAAAGTTATACAGGAAGTGATTATGAGTCAATATATTTACGAAAATTTTGAAGTCAATGGATTAGAAATAACAGAAGCTTCTAAAGAAAGTCTTCAAGAAGGAGTATTGTCTAAGGTAAAAGGACCATCGTTCTTCCTAGATGGATATTCTAGAAATGGTAGATTCTATCCAAAAACTCTTTGGGAAAATGCATTAAAAAACCCAGAAACAAAACAAACTCTGGAACGTGGTTTAATGTTTGGGTGTATAGGTCACCCAAAGGATTATACTTTAGACGAACTATTAGAGTCTGGGAAAGTCAGTCATAAAGTAACAGACATTTATATTGATAAAAAGACTGGACAAGGGATTGCAGAATATGAAATCTTAGACACACCAAGTGGGAGAATTCTAAATACAGTCCTTAAGTCTGGCTCTAAGATGTATGTCAGCACAAGAGCATTTGGCGGTTTCACGAATGAAACAAAAACGAAAGATGGAAGAAAATATAAGGTATTGGATGATAAGAACTTTGTCATTGAAAGTATAGATTTCGTTATACAACCTGGATTTTTAGAGACAGACCCGCAATTAGTTGAGTCCATTAAGGAAGACATAGAAGCACTTAAGGAAGATAAACACAACATTATTTGTGAAGACGGTTTATGTGGGTTAGAGTTAGGAGAGGCAATCAATGAAAATAAAAAGGAAGAAAGTATCGATAAGGAACTATTAGAGTCACTATCTAAAGAAGAAATTATTTCAATGTTAGAGAATGTGGTAAAGGAAAACAAAATTCTATCTGAATCTTCAAATGAGAAAACAAATAAAATAGAAGAGGAAGATGGGGATATTAGAGTATCTGCTAAATTAATGTCTAACTATATAGCATATGTTGAACTTTTAACAAAGTTAGTGAGATATAATGTCGAATATGAAAAATACTATGACACCCTCATAGAATTCCTAGATAAAGACTCTAAACTTACTACTAAAGATATGGAATCTTTATCTCAAATTTGCGACGAAATTCTAAAAGAAAAAGATATAGATGAGTCAATCGAAAAAACTTGCGAGAAGATAAAGGAACTAGAGAAGAAAATTAATTATAACGGTGAAGAAATTTCCGGAGAAGAAAATAAAGAAGAACCTTCTGAAGAAGATAATTCACATGAAATAAAAGCAGAAGAGTCATTTATCGATTTCATCTTAGAACTAAAAACTAAAGAAGTTGTGGTAGAAAAGGTTGTAGAAAAGGAAGATACCTCTAAAATAGAGGAGTTAATGGGACAAGTTTCTGTATTAAAAGAAGCAACAAAAAACCTTACAAAACAACTAGAAGAAGCTCTGAACAAAGAACCAGAAGTTGTTACTGAAACTAAGATAGAATATAAAGTACCAGAAGATATCCATGAAACTATTTCAAGAGAAAAGCAAGAGAAAGATGAGTTAAAAGAAGAACTTTCTGAAAAGGAAACTATCTTAGCTGAAACTATCGAAACACTATCTGAGACTCTTAAAATGAAAGATGAACTTCAAGAAAGATTAGAAATAATTGAGAAAGAATTTAAAGAAAAAGAAGAAAGTGATAAAGCTATCTTTAAAGAAATTCTAGAGGATAAAGATTCTGAAATCAGTCAATTAGAAGAAAACTTAGAAGAAGTACAAAGTCAAAAAGAAAAAATCAAAGAGACACTAGAGAATTTAAAAGAAGAAAGAACTCATATCAGTGAAGAATTACATGAGACTAAAGCTAAGTATTATTCTATGTTCTATAAAGTGGAACTCCCAATAGTTGAAAAGATGATGGAACTATATGATAAAGAAGAAGAGCTACAAGAAGCACTAAAGACTGAAGAAAAAAGAGTAAAAAGAAGTGCTCCTATGAAAGAACACATAGAGATACCTGAGTACAACCCTAGAAGGTCAAGTGACTCAGAGAAGAAAACAAAATTCTTAGAGAATCTAGTAAGATAATCTAAGGATATATTCTTACATAATTAGATATTAAATAACTATAAGTTTAGATTAAGATACTTTAGGTAGCAAAGAATGCCTGAGAAATTTTAAATCTAATAAAATATCCCAGGAGGAAATCGTGGAAAACTTAAAACTACACGAAAAAGTTGAACAGTACTTTGATAAGTACAAAGATTATATGGAGTTTTACGAAAGTAAATCAACAGTTGCTAAGACAAGAGGAGTGACTAACGAAGACCTTTACGCACTTGGTACTCAATTGGAACAATATGATGCATTCCAAGAATTTTCTGAGTCAAATGGTGGGTACGGAGACCTTGGTGTACTTCCTAATATCGCACTAGACGTTATTACGGCTTCTTCTGCACAATCACCTATTCCATTGTTCGCGAGCATCCAGCCGCTTCAAGAACAACAAGGGACAATTTACTTTAAGAATGTCGTAGCAGTAACTTCAAGAGGTGGAGTATCTGAAGACACAAAACTTATTGACCCAATTCATGGAAGAGTTAATAGACCTTCTCAGTTCGCTGGTGAAGAAATTAAAGGTGAAGAACTAGCTATCGGTGACGGAAGTAACACAGGACCATTCGCTGGCACAGTACAATACGCTCCTGTAAGAAAAAGAGAATTCGAAGTTCACTTTGTAGTAAGCGGAGTTCCGAGCAAACTAATCGACGATGGCCAAGGTAATATCATCGGTGTTGGTGGTTATGGTACAGTAGATTATGAAACAGGTGATGTATCTGTTACATTCTTGACTGCTCCAGACGATACTACTAAAATCACTATGAACTATGCTACTAACTTCGAATCACTAACAGAGATTCCTACTATCAGAAGTGAATTCGATAGTATGCCAGTTAGAGCTAAAACTTATGCACTTAGAAGTGATGTTGGTCTATTCAAATCTTACTCTTTGGGTAAAAGATTTGGTATCAATGTTGAAGAAACTATGGCTAAGGACTTGACTCAAGAACTTACTACTGAAGTTGCTTCTAACGTCGTTATGGAAGCGTATGTAAACGCGACAGGAAATACAGAGTGGAATAAAGCGACTCCAGATGGAATCTCTTTCACAGAACACAAACTGACATTCTTCGACGCATTGAGCTACGCAGAGTCTATGATTCTAACAAATGCTGGTAGATCTGGTGGTGCTTCTGCGCTTATCGCTGGTCACGAAGCATCTGCTCTAATCAGAACTCTTCCAGGATTTAAACCAGCTGGTGACTTGAATGCAGTACTTGGTACTCACTTCTTCGGTACACTAGATGGTAAACCAGTTCTAAGATCAAGTGTAGTTCCAGCTAACGAAATCCTAATGGTTTCTAAAGGAACTTCTATGTTTGACACTTCAGTTGTATATGCTCCGTATCTACCTCTGTTCGTGACAAGTATGACAGATGGTATTGACCATAACCCACTTAAGTCACAAAAAGGTGTGGCTCTACAAGCAGGTATGGCAGCTCCAGTACCAACACTGATCACTAAGATCACTATCGTAAACAACCCGTAACTACGGGTGTTTCATTAAATCCTCTGGCTAAATATTAGTCGGGGGATTTTTCATTTAAATGGAATTTTATTTTTGTTGATTTTACATAAATTAAATATTCGTAAGCTCAACAAAATTAAAGGAGACTTATATGAAAAAAGGTACTTATACCGCTAGTGTAATCAATGAAGGGACAGTTATGTTCAGAGTTGATGGGCAACCGTTCACTATCAGGAAGGGAAGCGATCTAGATGTTTTCATCAAAAGTGAAAGAACAAAGGTAGTTTACCCTAAATCTTTCATGACACTTACTTTTAAAGGGGATGGAGACTTAACTAAATCTTCTAAGAAAGAAGTCAAGGAAACACCGAAGGTTGAAGCAAAGAAGGTTGATACAAAAAAGGTTGAAGCAAAGAAGACCGAAGCTAAAACTGAGACTAAAAAACCTGAAGTGAAAAAAACTGAAACTAAGAAAACTGAACCAAAGTCTGAATCTACACCAAAAGAAGTGGTAAAGAAAGAGACTAAGGGAAAAGACTCAACTGAAAAGAAAACTCCAACCAGAAGAGGTGGGAGAAAACCATCAGTTAAGATCGAAACTGAAGAAAAATAAGGAGAGTCATTTATGATTAGATTAAACGAACTGGCTGAAATCCTTAAGTCAAATAATCACCTAGAGATTATCTCTACTGATGAGGGGTTACTTATCAAAGAAAAGGTAGATGAAGGAAAAGTTATTCCAGCTGACTTAGTGAATTTCGTGAAAGTGTACGAAAAAGAACCAAATATTACTCCAAAAGGGAACGGATATGTAATTGACACTACTGAGTTTAGTGGGCAATCATTCATGATGCTTTTGATGAGTGTTTTTGGTGCTGAATACGACTTTAAAGTGACAGGAGATTACCAAGTTACTGCTTCTCCTAAAGCAAAAGAAGGAGTTAGAGAGTCAAGTGATGATACTGATTTAGCTGAACTAAACATCAATCATGATGAATTTCTTTACAATTTAGCACTAGAAGCTAAGAGTGCTAAAGATTTAGAAAAAATCATGTTAGATGTTAAAGACTCTTTTGTAGATGAAGATAAAATTAACTTCAAAAAAGTAGATTGGGAAGAAATTTTCAATTCTGTTAAAGATGAGTCTCTTAAAGAGAATAAAGAAGTAGAAGAAGTAGATTTTCTAAAAATAGCACAAGCTATTGATGAAGATGGAATCGAAATCGAAATCCACGAAGACGGATTAAGAATTGAGTGCGACAACAAAACAGAAATCGCTGAAAAAATAGATTCTATGTACGAAAACTTAGATATCGAAATCACAAATAATGACATTCTTGTCACTGTAGGAGAATAATATGGCAATTAAAGACCTAAGAAAACAAAACGAAGAACTATTAAAAGTGGAAGAAGCTAAAGAACTTCTTGAAAGTAAAGGATTTATCGTCGTAGAAGAAGGCGGTGAAATTGAAATCGATGAGTCTCAAGTAGTTAAACAACTTACTGAAAGTGGAGCACTTGTAATCGAAGCTGACCAAGTTGAAGCTGTTGAAGAAGCTATGAAAGAAAAAGTTATCGAGTCTCTAAAAGAAGAAGGTTTCCAAATTCTTGACGAAGAAATGCTAGATGCTATCGACGAAGAACTAGAAGCAATTGTCGCTGAAAAAGTAGAAGAAGCTTGTAAGAAAAAGTCTGAAGGCGAAGACGGTGAAGATGGTGAGAAAGATGGTGAAGATGGTGAGAAAGATGGTGAAGATGGTGAGAAAGATGGTGAGAAAGATGGTGAAGTAGTTGTCAAAAAAGAAACTAAAGAATCTTTCCTAGAAAGCCTAATTGACGGCCCAGCACCTGAAAAAGCAGAAAAAGCTGAGAAGAAATCATTCTTGGAGTCTCTAGCAAATTAATAATGATATAGGAGGTCAGACATGACATTAGATGGAATAAAAGACTACCTCCTAATCAACTCTCTTCAATACTTCATCGGAGCGGACGATATAGAAGTCACCGATGAAGTATTAAAAGGTCTCGTCGAACGAGCCTTAGTTGTCTACTCGAATTGGCGTCCGCTTCATTCTCAAACTCAATTAGAAATAACTGACTATGTTACTTATGTTAAAACTGATTCCGAAGGAAGAAGGATTTTAAATATAGTAGATTTATATTTCTTCGAACCAATTTTAGCTGGACAAGATGGTAAGATTGATTGGGACTGGGACTATAATAAAGATAATGGGCAATTAAGGATAGAGATAACCGGAACTTATATTGCTGAGACATTAGTTCAAATGTCTTTAGAAGATATAGATAATTCTCATCCAGAGTTTTTAGAAATGGTATTGGCTTTATATATGATGTATATAGGTTCAAGTAGGAAGTCTTTTAATTTTGGAGACCAACCATTTGAAAATGACGGACAGGAGATTTACTCAGACGGGAAAGAGTTGTGGGAAAATACTCTAGAGCAATTGAAAACAGAACAAGATAATTGGTATCTTTCTATATTATAAGGGGAAATAATGAAACCATTAGATTTTTTCGAATACTATACTACTGGCGAAGAAGAACATTTTGAACAAAAAGGCAGTAATACCTCCGATTTCGCAGGTATAAAAATCAAAGAAGACCAAGCTTCGTCGAATAGTGATACCTCCGATTTCGCAGGTAAAAGTTTTTCTGAAGAATCTAATGGGTCTGAAGTGAATGAGGGACTTATTGATGTAATCTTTAAGACCTTCAAAACTAACATGAAAGTTTCTGTTAGTGGGAATTTAGTCTATTTTAGATGGGAATGGTTAGCCAATAAAACTTTCTTGACTCTAAGAGTAAAAAAGACTACACTAGACTCATTTATCTCTTGGATAAAAGATATACAAAATTTTGTGAATGATTCTTCAAAGTAGGTTACCATGATAACAGAAATCTCTTTTGAACTACAAACGAAACTAAACTACAAAGCTATTAAACACATGCTTTATTTACAAGGACTTCCTTGTAATATATACTACCCAATAGAAACCCCTGCTCTGTATAATGATAGTTCTCAACTATATAAATATAATGAAGTACCTGACGAGGACGGTAGATACTTAGTAACTGGTATATTTGGTCTACAGGAACTTACGGGATTAGAACTTGAGGGATACGCTACATTCAACGATGACGAGGCAAAAATATATACTATCGGAGAACAATTAGAAATCCCTAGGAACTCTAAAGTGGAAGTTTTCTTTAGGGGAAGTATGAAAGTATTCAGAACACAAGATACTATGATTGTTAATGGCGTTGATGGAGACCCACTTTATGGTATCCACTCAATGGTTCCTGTTGCATAAGGAGAAATGAATGAATGTATCATCTGCTATATTAGGTTTATTAGACTTCATTAAAGATGACCTATTACAGAAATTTGAAGTAGTAGACACTTTTATCTATGATGAAAACCTTGACTTCAGAGGAAGAGCATCTCAATATATAAGTAGAACTGGAATATTCCAACGTGCTGAAGGTGAAACTCCTAAAGACTGGATTTTACTCATTTGGAATAGAAGTTCTATCAATGATAGTAATTACAATAATAGACCATATGCTGTTACGGCTAGATTTGATAACTTAACTTCTTTAGATGAAGAAGATTACCCAAACTCAACTGCACTGACAAGATTAGCTTCTATAGACGTCGAAATAAAAATGACAACAAATAATATCAATATAGCTGAAAGACTAGAAGAATACTTCTATGTTAAGTCTGGAGAAATGATTGACTTTGAAGCAGACTATGGAGATATAGGTTTAGTAAGATGTTCAGCTCAACCTTCAAGGACTACGACTTTCGAAAAGGAAGATATGAATGAACTTGGCCCAGTTATCGCTGTTGGATTAACCGTGAACCTGAACTTCCCAGTAGTACTAGACTTTGAATTAGCTCCTGTTATAGAAAATATAAATGAAAGACTTTGGGTTAGTTTAGAAAATCCAGTTCTCATAGAAGAGAATTCCATAGAAGAGATCATCTCAGAAGAAACTGAATAAGTTATCTTTAAGGTTAATAACTCTACGAGAGTAACAGTGGTATTAAATAATTAAAATCAATTAAGGAGATTTTTATGACAAAATTAGTTTCTACGGTGAACTATCCAGTTACCGTAAAATACGATGGTCAGACTATCGTGGTTTCCCCAAACGAAACCATCAATATAAAAAACCCAGAACTTCTTCCAGCTAGTCTTCCAGCTGGTGTGGTTCTTATTAAAAGATAAGGAGGGCTTAACATGCCAGCAGCAAATGTAAGAACCTTTGAAAGATCAATGGTTCCAAGAGTAGAAGGAAGAGGATCAGTTTATAATGCTATCGTTATTCCTGCTAAGAAAGGTCCAATCAACAAGCCTGTTTTAGTTGGAGATGAAAATGACCTTCTAAACAAATTCACACCAGACGGTACGATTAAAGTAGGTTACAATATTGGTTATTATAGTGCACTAGCAGCACTTCAACAAACAACTAATTTGTGGGTAATCAGAGCGGCAAACGGAGCACTTAACGGTGGAGCATTCGTAAACCAAGAAGGTACTACTGGAAAGACTTATATCAATATTAACGAAACATCACCTGAGCTTAAAGAGATTAGATTTGATGTTAGTAATATCGTAGATGCAAGTGATAAAGTTACTATCTCTAACATTCAAGGTGGGACACCAGATGAGCTACTAGGAAGAAAGATTAATATCTTTGGTGTAGGTCAAGTAATGTTCACAGTTACTGATGTGAACGGTGCTGAAATCACTCTAGACCAGCCAATCTCATCTTCTGTACACTTCCTTGGAACTGGTACTGGTAAAATTGCTCAGAGTGACGATTTCATTAGTTTCGATGCCGATTACGGTTCAGGCGGAGATAGTGATACAATTGAAGTTTCTAACTTCTCAAGCGGAAGTTCAGCAGACCTATTGAATAGAGTTATCTCATTCGTTGCGGACGGACAAAAGTTCACAAGAACAGTAACTGCTGTTAATGGTTCTACAATCACTGTTGATACTAATACTCCATCAGTGACAGACCAAGTAGGAACTGGTTATAGAGGTTTCCCTGAAGTTAATTGTACAGTAAATGATATCGTAGATGGTGGGACAGAACTTACTATTTCTAACATCACTCCTACTTACATTACTATCAATGACTTTGATGGTAAAGTTCTTGAAGTACTAGCAGACATGAGTGACGGGACAACTTTGGCTATCAGTTCTACAGTTTCTAATCCTAACGGAGCAACTGTAACTTTCGATGATGGAATTAACAACCCAAGCCTAGTTGATACAAGTACTGGTGAAGCTCCTTATACAGAAGCTCAAGCTCAAGGATTTGAAGACGCAGGTGCTATTCCTCAACCAGTTGGTGACTTAGTAAACTTCAACCCAGATGAGTTCTATTCAGTAATGAGTCTATTCTCAGTGAATGAAGGGGATTGGTCTAAAGATGTTAGAGTAGAAATTCTAACTAAGAACCAAAAGACACCAGGAACATTTACTATTAATGTTTATACTAAGAACGATGTAGTTAGACCAGTAGAAACTTTTGTTTGTTCAAGAGACCCAGAAGCTAAAGACGGATACGGAAGAAATACTTTTGTTGAAACAGTTCTTCAAGCTAGTAAGTATATCAATGCGATTAGTAACCCTATCATCGATAAAGATGTACTACCAAGAGAAACTGTTGAAAGAGACTCTTTAGGTAATATTGTTTCTAAGACATTCATTAAATTCGTTGGTGGTGATGACGGTGATGCAGTAACTGACTCTAACATGATTTTCGCTGCAGAAAAGATGAATAACAAAAACAACTATCCACTAACAGTATTCATGGACGGTGGTTGGAGTTCACCTAACTATCAAAGAAAACTAGCTGAAATTTGTGAACTTAGAGATGACTCATTCGCAGTACTTTCTATTCCTTATGAAATTGAAAGTAATCCAGTCACTTATGCAACTGACATTGTTGAATATAGAAACTACAGCTTGAATGTTAATTCTTCTTATGCAGGTATCTATACTTCACATGTTAAGATCACTGATAAGTATAACGATAGAGAAATCTTCGTTTCACCAGACGGATTTGCAGCCGCAGCGATTAACCTTTCAGCTTCTAACTTTGAGATTTGGTATCCACCAGCAGGGTTCAAGAGAGGAAGACTATTCGTTAATGACGTACATATTAAATTCACTGACTCTGACTTGGATTACCTAGCTGATAATGGAATTAACCAAATTAGATTTGCACCAGGAAAAGGTATTGCTATCTGGGGTCAAAGAACTCTTGCTCTAGTACCTTCAGCGTTTGATAGAATTAATATTAGACTTCTATTGAATGAACTTAAGCCAGCAATTACTAAGTACCTTGAGCAATTCCTATTCGAATTGAATACTGAGAGTGTTAGAGCGAGTATCATCGCAACAATCACTTCTTACTTAGTAGGTATTCACTCAAGAAACGGTATTTCAGACTTTAAGGTAGTTTGTGACAGATCAAACAACACTGCTCAGGATGAAATCAATAACACACTGAATGTAGATGTTTATATTCAACCAATTTACTCTATCGAGTATATCAACTTTACTACTGTGATCAAAAACAACACAGTAAGTTTTAGCGTTTAAGGAGATCAGAGATGGCAAAAAGACCAACTTTAGAACAAATTAGAAGTAACATTGGAGATGGAATGGTCTCCAACCTATGGGCTGTTGAGTTCGTTAAAATCCCAGAAGTTATGGGAGCGTATTCAACATTCTTCCAAGAACTAAACCTAAGAGCTATCTCTGCGGAAGTACCTAAAAGAACTGGTACTTCTCTTGAGATTACTATCCGTGGACACAAGGTTAAACAACCAGGAGATTATGACTACAGCGGTCAAATTACCCTTACTCTTGTTGAGTCAGATCATCAGTCTCCAGTGCATGACTTCATTAGGTCTTGGAGAGAATATATCATCGGTACAAACACTGGTTATCAATACCCTAAATCTGAAATCGAAGCTGAAATCAGATTAGTAAGACTTAACAGACAAAACAGTATGTCAGAGTCTAAAGGGACAACTTGGGTTCTTAAGGGAGTTTTCCTAGAAGACTATGAGCTTGGTGAAATGACTGAGACTGGTGATATCATCCAACCAAGTATTACTTTATCTTATGACTTCTTCTGGGAAGAAGACGTACCATTCCAACTTGACTCTGAGACTGGATTCTTAGGAAGTTAAGGAAGCTAATCGTGGCAACTCTAAAGAAAGCAACCGTAGAGAGTCTCAGAAGAATTCAATGGGACAAAAGTAATAAGTGGGAATTCAGTCTGGACGGACTTAATGAGAAGTTCAAAGGGTGGGTTCCTGCTACCTCTATGGAGTTAGGTTTCTTTGGAGTCACGACTGAATCGTTGGGTTCTTCAGGAGTGGAATATATATCTGGAAGAACATACCCTACTTTTACTATCTCCTATATTGACTCCGAAGACTTAAAGGTTACAAAATTTTTCACTGATTGGATGAAAGAGTGCGTATCCCCTGATGGGTATGAGGTATTAATGATTTCACAAGCAGCAAGACACTTCACGATTCACAAACTTAACTCCAGAAACAAAACTCAATTTGTTTGGGAAGGGAAAGTTATCCCTACTGGAAATATCACTTATACTGGAGACTCAGACGGGTCTATTCCTCAGTATCAAGTAAACTTCATAGTAGTCGCTGGTTCTCTTAAATGGAGAGGTCAGTGACCTATGAATTATAACTTTAAGTTATATCTATCACTTTTATAATCATTACTTATAACTATTAAAAACTCCTTTATAAGAGTCTTAATTCTAAGATGACTTTTTATAAGTTCTACTTATATCTAAAATAAACAAAAACTAATCATTTACCATAATTAAATTATACCTGCGAAATCAGAGGTATTTTATCTTTTGTAGAGAGATACTTCTTATAAAGCATTAAATGAGTGGCTCAGTGGAATTATTCATCAAGGTGAAAGGAAGAAAGTCTGGAGGAGGGTCACGGATGCTATTTAACATGATGAAGTTATAAATAATAAAGATATATTAGAATAAACAGCTTTTTTAAAAAAATCTGATCTATAAAAGAAGTAAAAATAAAATCCTCATTTCCTCACTCTACTATTTCTTCCCCAGCCAAGCTTGCTCTCCACCATCAATTAAATAGTTCATATCCATTGAAATCGCCAAAAGAGATGAAATAAAAATACCTCCGATTTCGCAGGTTAAAAATTATAAATCGTAATCTTAGTAGATTATATTTTATAATAAGTAAACAAAACAAAAAGTAATAAAAGGTTATAAGGAAAACTTATGCAACAAAGAATGCGACCAGTGACATATGCTGAGAGTTTAGAAGCTAAGAGATATGCAGAAAAACTCGACCAACCGATGATACCTGAACCAGAATTAAAGAGAGACCCTCTTCCAACAGATAATAGAGAATTACCTCCTTCAGCTAACTCAATTGATCCTGAGATGTTACCTTCTGGTGGAAAGACATATCCTTTAGAGAGTACGATTTATTTCTCACCGTTTACATTTGGAGAAATGAAGTTCATTAGTGTTAGTACATTAAGTGATGCAGAGACGATTAATTTCTTCTTAAGTAAGATACACACATCATTCCCTAAAGAGAAATTGACTTACTTCGACTTCTATTATATCTCTACATTGATAAAGTTAGCCACTTTTGGAGAGTTAGAGTTTACTATGAACTATACTTGTTTAAAGTGTGGACACCCAAACCAGACACTTTTCACTTTAGAAGATATTGTGTTCGAAGAGATTAGAGTACCCCTTCCTATTGTGGTTGACCTTAGAGTACCATATAAAAGTCCCGAGGATGGCCGAGAAATAACGAAAGTAGAGTTCGAACCCATTACCATTGGTAGATTTAAAGAAATGGTCAGAAGAGGGAAGAGGGATGATTTAGATTTGTTCATGGCGAATTGTATTGTGGATGGAACTGAGAAAGAAAGACTAGGAATCATTAAGGAAGCTTTAGTTGGAGTTGATGTAAACTTATTAGATACTATTGATGTATCATTATTCCATGGCGTACAAGATTTAAAGTTTAAATGTAAGTACGCACCAAAAAAAGAGACAGACGATGGGCAAATTATCGTCGGGGAGGTTTGTGGTTTTGAACACCACATTCCGTTTCCAGACATCATTGAGTACATTACCACCTCTGATAGAACCAAAGATACTCTCGGAGAAAGAATCCATTTTGGCATACAAGATGGGGATTAACCCGAGTAGTCTTAGAGATATGGAATTCCTTGATGTGATTTCAATAGAGAAATCACTGTATAAATTTTTAGAGCAAGAGATGGAGGCATATAATGTCTAGTGAATACGATAAAATAGTGAAGCAATTAGAGAAATACCAAAAACAAACAGACCAATCATTATCTGAACTTACTAATCTTAGAAAGAAGCAGATGAAGGACGACAGTACGAAACCTATTCGTTCAGTGAAACCTAACCTATTCTTAACTGGAAAGAGAGCTTCACAAGAAAACTTTATCGCTGCTAGGGGTGCTCTTGCTACTGAGAAATACACTAAAGCGTATTTATCTGAACTAAAGTCTTCCAAGATAAAAGCTAAGAAGCAAGTTGGAATTGATAAGAAAGAGAAGGCTAAGAGAGAAAAGATAGAGAATGAAAGACACCAAGCCATCTTAGATGCTCAAGAAAGACTATTAGAAGCAACTGAAGCAGGATTAGCTAAAAACGAAACTAAAGAACAAAAGGAAGAAAGACTCAGAAACAAGGCACTGGCTGAAAATAGAAGAAGAGAAAGAGCCGAAAAGAAAAGATTAGAAGAAGAAAGAAGGAAGAATAGGTCTTGGACTAAGAGAGTATTTGAGGATGTTCTTGTAGAAGGTATCACTAAGAAAATAGATAATACTATCACTGCTGTGAATGAGTTAGCTTACACTAACTTCAAAACTTTCGAGAAGAAAGAAGAAGAGATGAATGAACACTTGGATAGAGTAGAGAATCTTATGGCGGACCTTACTAAGAAAAACCATAAAAATCTTACTCCTAGTGAAAGACTATTAATGAAGTTGTTCAAAGACTCTGATTTTAATCCTGAGAAGATCACTAAAGAAGCTATCGACGCAGCAATGATGGTCGATGAGAAGATTAACGCTAGAAGAAATGTGTACTTCGAAAAGTTCGGTAAGATGCCAGAACAAATGGTGAAGGAGTACATTAAACACCTAAAGAAGATCAAACCAGGAGATGTTGAAGGGTATAAGAAACTTATCGCAGAACTTGGAGAGTCTAACTTAGCGGCACAAGACTACATCAAGGAAGTTTCAGAAGCGTTCATTGATGTAGAAGAAAGATTTAAAGAATTAGTCGAGACTGGGAAGTTGTCACAAGATAACTTAAAGGACTTAGAAGATATAGTTAAAACTTATACTAACTCCAAAGATAAATTCGATGAGACGAAAGAGAGATTCTCTAAGTTGATAGATGGTTTGGGGATTTCTTTTGAGAAGGTAGCTAAAGAACAGTCTAAAGAAACTGTTAAGGCTATCAAGAAACTAGAAGAAACTTCAGAAGAAACAAATGAAGCGTTGAAGGATATAAAGGAAGCTACTGAAGACTCAAATAAGTTCGCTGAAAAACAAGCCAAAGATGCCAAAGATGAATACAGAGATAACTTCATTGATAGAGAACAGGCTAAGGCTATCCAAGAAAGAGGAACTCAAGCTTCTGAAGAAACTGCTAAGAACACCGCTGAGATATTAAAACTTCTTAAGGATGGAATTAAAACTAACGCTAACGGGAGTATTAAATCACCCAAAGGAGAGTCAGAGGGAGGGATTCTAAGCACTTTAGTAGGTCTCTTTGGTGCAAAGTATGGATTGAATAAATTAAAGGGTTCTAGGCTTGGTAAGTGGTTCTCTAAAAAATTCCCGAAACTTAGTGGTGGTCTTGGGAAATTAACTTCTGGTGCGATGCTTGGAGGTTTGTTTGGCGGAGATATCACTGATGTGTTAATGGGAGACATGATAGATAAGTCTGGTCCGAAACAAGCTCCTACTTCTAAACCTTCTAAGAAAGGTTTCTTCAGTAAGATACTAGGAAAGGGGAAAGGTTTCTTTGGTGGACTTGGGAAGTTCGCTAAAGGTGCTTTGAAGAAAATTCCTGGATTAGGATTAGTTACTGGAATCGCTTCTGGAGCATCAAGGTTATTCAAGGGAGACTTTGGTGGTGCACTCGGTGAATTTGCTAGTGGTGCACTCTCTACAATTCCTGGATTAGGAACTGTTGCTTCATTAGGAGTAGATGGTTGGTTAATGAATAGAGACCAAAAGATGTCTTCAAGAGCACCAGTAATGAAATCTGATGTGTCTAAGATACCCACTTCTGGAGTTGGTTCAGTGCTCTCTAAAATAAGTAAAGCACTCCCAATAATCGCTGGGCTTTCTTATGTTACTGATTGGTTCTCTGACGGTAAAAACGAGAAAGTGAAAGAACTTAAGCCAGAAGTGCTGAGGTCTGAAAGAGCTTCTAATATTCCTTCTTGGATGAGAGATACTTCTTCTCATGACCAAGGTGCTTATAAGTTTAAGAAGTCTGAGACAGTAGCTCAATTTAAAGCAAGGTTGGATAAACTTCCTATTAAGAACTCTGGTGCGTTAGAGAAAGGGAACTACTTACACATAGAGGGGAGTGATGAAGTAAAGGCAACAGACTTTAATACACTTGCAAGGGAAAGAACTCAATTAAAGGTACTTTCAGTATTAGCTCAGATTGCTTCAGCTTTAGGAGTAGAGAAAGCTGAAGAGAAAGCTGAAAGGGGTCTAGAGAGAGCTAAGAAACAAACTCAGGCAAATAAGATCGCTAACCTGAAACAAAAAGAGAAAGCGAAAGAAGCTGAGAAGAAATCTTTATTCGAAAAACTAAAAGAGAAAGCTGGTGGAATGTTGAGTTCAGCAGCAACATCAGTTGGTAATTTCTTCAAAGATCCTATCGGTAGCATTAAGAATGCTTGGAATGGATTGACTGGTGGGAATACTGGCGGTAGTCCGAAGGGAGTTAGTGTAAAAGCATTCCCTCCACATAATGGTGGAAAGGGTGTTGCTACTATGACAATGGGTAAATTAGGAAGAGAAATTCATTACCCTAATGGTGACGTGAAGACTGGTGGGACAAGAAACTGGAGAAATAATAACCCAGGAAATCTAGAGTATAATAACTATACTAAAGGTCTTGGGGCGATAGGTACTGACGGAAGATTTGCTATATTCCCTTCTATGGAAGCTGGGTTCAAAGCTCAAATGCACATGCTTACAAAGGGTAAGAATTATAAAAACCTGACACTAGCTCAAGCAATTCAAAGGTATGCTCCACCTAGTGAAAATAATACTTCTGCGTATATAGCTCAAGTGGTAAAGACTTCTGGTGTTCCTGCTGGTACTATTATGGGACAGATGTCTGAAGCACAAGCGATGGCAGTAGTTAAAGCAATGGCGAATCACGAGGGAGCTAAAGTCGGTCAACTCATTAAAGCTGACGGAACACAAGTTTCTCCAAGTCAACAGATTAATGAAGCAAAAATAGCTCAGTCTATAAAGAAGAATGGTGCATCAGTAGGATCAGTGGGATCAACTGGCTCAGTAGGTTCAGTAAGCTCAACTGGACCAGTAGGAGTGACAAACACTTCCGCAAGTTCTGGAAATCCTTATTCTTTGGCTGCTACGGCAAGTTCAACGGCTTCTACTCCTATGAAAACTCCTACGGCTATGGCTGGCGGTGGTGCCAATGGTTATGGTCAACCAGCACCAAGTGGAAATAACGCAGTTGATGCTGCTAGGGCTATGGTGGGGAGAGTTGGTTATAGATGGGGTGGAAAGAACAATGACATGTTCCTAGATTGTAGTGGGTTTGTACAAAAGGTTATTAGGTCTACTGGAATTGCTCCTGACTTTCCTGGTAGTACAGAAACTCAACTTGATTGGTTATTGAATGGTGTTCAGCAAGGAACTGTTCAACCAATACCAAGTACTGATCAACTACAAGGTGGAGATATCATTTTCTTCGCAAGCCATAGTAGCGGAAGAAGAGTTGGGCATATTGCTATTATGAGTAGCCCGACTACTATGATTCACTCTAGCGGTGGATCAAAGTGTAAGACAGGAAATGAACCAGGATGTAAAGGTGTCGTTGAGGTTAATGCCCAAGACTATTTCGCTAGAAGAAGACCTAATTATATGTTTAGGATTTTAGCTCAAGGACACCAAGCTCAACCACTCAACCAGAATGCTGCTATGTCTCAGATTGCTCAGCAGATGTCAGCTCCTGCTTCTCAGTACGCAAGTTCAAGCGCACCAAGTCCTTCTTACGGGAACTCATTTAGTTCAGGGCAAAATAGCCTTAGTACAGCTGGAAATGCTACTACTCCTAATGGTTCTCCTGTGATTGGAAGTCCAGCTGGTCTGAAAGGTTCTGGTATGATAGGGAATGTCTCTATGAGAAATAATCCAATTTCATCTTTAGTGAATTCTGTATTTGGGACAACTGGAGTTGGTGGAGCTATCGGAAGCGTTCTTAGCTCCGTCTCTAGGGGAATCTTTGGGAAAGGAGCTAGTTCTATGGGAATTGGTTCTGATATAATTAAAAATACTGGTGTGGGTGCATTGAACTCTAGTATTCAACAAGGCTTAGGGGCTTTAGGTGAAACTCTTCCATTTAATAATATTATGTCTCAGATGAGTGGAGCACAAGGAATGATGAATAGAACTATGATGAACACACCTAGTATGATTGGTCAAGGACTTGGTCAATTAGCTCAGACGTTCGAGTCTAGTAATAATTCTCCTGCTGTTACTCCTTATATCAGTGATGTAGATGACTCATCGCTTGATATCCTTAGAGGACTGCTTGGTTCTAAGTAACCAAGCTTCTTCTAAGTAAACCTCTAAAGTTAAATATAAGAAAGTCAAATTCTAAAAATTTAAAGATTAAAAGGAGAGGTTTGTGGCATACGAATACAAGGATAGTGAAGATTTCTACTACAATGAACTCACTAAGAATCCTGAAAATAAAATTATCATCAATAGCCGTGCTTCAATAACTGAGCCTATATCTGGGTTCATAGACTCATCTCACACATTCCAAGCTTCTTCTCAATACGATCCTGGTTTATTAGGGAGCGATACAGGAGGTTCTATCGCAAGTATGGGGAAACCTATGATGTCTTCAATAGGAAGCGCAAAAACTCTTAAGACATTTAGAGATACTGTTGTCACTTGGGCTTCATCATCATTGGCAGCTGTCGGGATTGAAGTTATCATTATGGCGAATAAAGAAGGCGATAATGTAATGAAAGAAGGTAAGAAGATTTGGAACTATGTCTTACCAGGAAAATGGGGTCCAAGTGGTTCACTAATGGTTACGCCAGGAGAATACTCTACTGATATCATGGGTATTCAGAAGAATGGTGTATCTCTTAAAATAGGTTCTTGGTTCGAAGCATATAATGCGTTTGTTGTGACAACTGCTTCTGTAGAGTACTCTAAAACTAGAGTTAGAGGAACTAACCAACCACTATGGTGTAAGATTAGCATAACACTATCTCCTAACAGAGAGTTTGATGCTGAAAAAGTGATGAGCTGGTTTAAAGACCAAGCGGTGTAGGAGGATAGTATGGATTTCTTTATAGATAATTACGCAAGTGTTCGTCCTAATACTGATTCATTCCCAGAACAGAATTTTATGGAGTGGAATGAAGATACTTATGATGTACTCGGTTCAGTTTTTCTTAGAGAACTTAATGATGAGGTTGGGCAAGCAGGAGAAATGAAAGTCCACGAACACGAATATAGGTTCGACAACATAGCTTATAAGATGTTAAAGGACACTGATTTTTGGTGGTTAGTGATGGAATACAATGAAAAGATAGATTGGAATGTTTATAGTGATGAGGTATTGAAAATCCCTAATATCGATGATATTTTAGTTCTCAGAGATTCTATGAGGATGAGACAGAATAAAGCAGACATTGAAAAGATTAGAGTCCTGAATTCTCTTAATGGGAGTTAAGAATGTCTTTATTAGGTTTGACAGTCAATGCATTTATGGGTAATGCTGCTATTGCTGGGGTAGATGGTCAGTTTTTCTTCGCATTCCAAATTGAAGGTGTAGGTGACTTCTTAGGGGAAGCTGGAGCGATTACTAACTTTGTTATGGAAGAGAAAATAGGCGGAGACCTCCCAGCATTCACACTGACATTTAAAACTACTGATTTCTCGGTTATCAACAGGATAAACGAAGGAGCTGATGTTTCAGTTGTGTTTGGGAAGTCTTGGAGGTCTTATGTCTCTAACTTTGTTGCTGGCACAGTGAGGGGAAATGATTATAAATCTGCTGATATGGTTGTTCAGAAATTCACTCATAGGATAACTGACTCAGAGTTTATGGTCGTAGAAGTTCTGGGACTTATTAAGAATGGTCCAGAGTTCCTAAGGGATAATGAACAAAAGGCTTGGAAGAAAAAGAACTCTGTCTCAGTTATAAAAGAAGTAGCTGAGAAGTATTTCAAGGTAGACGTCTGGACAAGTGCCGAACCTCAAGATGAGATGAATTGGTTAAGACCTAATACTTCTCCTTCTAAGTTTATATTTGATACTTGGAAGAGAAGTTATATGTCAGACAATAATGCTCTTGTTTACGGTATAGAAATGAACGGAGTGTTCACTATCACTGATATTCAGATGATTATGGACCAAGACGGTGGGATGCCAAAGTGGTTCATAAGAGAAAAGGGAGTAGAAGAGAAAAGTCTTAATACTGTTGACTACAACCCCAACATCAAAATCTTAAGTGATTTTGGGTTGATAAATAACATGGTTACCCATAAGAAAGTCACCCCTCTCCATAGTATGAAAGACGGTGCTGCTAAAAAGGTTGAAACTCCTCCTTTAACTCCTATGATAGTCGGTGGTCCATTGAATATGATGACAGACCAACCAGTGAAACACGAGTATCAGAAATTGATAGACACTGATAATTTCCATGATAATTATTCTAAGGCGAGGTTGATTTCTGTCCCAAGAGCAACTATGATGAATTCTCTGGAGATAGAGATTTATATCGAGAATCAATGGCAAGATTATAGGTTATTTGACTTAATACATTTTCAACCATTTAGGCTAGGGAAGAAAAAGATGGAAGAGATTAGTGGGATATATTGTATCACTAAAATCTCTAGGTTCTATGGTGGGAACAGAGCCGGAATTAAAATAGTGATTTCCAGAGATGGAATGAATAACATGCAAGGAAACCTTTGGACTGGAGTAATCAGTGAAGCAGTCGGTGGTATAGTAAGTAATGTTGTTAGTAATGTTTTAGGATAATCGGAGGTTATAATGGCTAGTGGATTTGGTTTAAGAGAATTTGATGACACTTTACAAGATATGTCCCAAGAAGTCACCGCTACTGTCGTGCAAAACGATAAGAAATGTGACCCAGACCAACTTGGGAGAATTAGGGTAAGAATACCTCACTTCACTGACGATGAGGAAAATATCCCTGATGATTTACTACCATTGGTGTATCCTATCGCCCCAAGAAATACTGGAGGTGAAGCTTCTCATATGGTTATCCCAGAGGTCGGTACTAAAGTGTCAGTGAAGATGATTGACAATGACCCATATCAATGGCAAGTAACTAATCACTTGATGACCACTAAGCACGAGAAACTTGATTGGTTAAGAGAGAACTATCCTAATACTTGGGGGATGGAAGATAGAACTGGCTCTGGGTATAGACTTAATATGGAGATTAAAGAAGCTATCTTCAAGCACACGAGTAAGACTCAGATGAAAATAGAAGCTTCTGGTAGCACGACTATTCAAGTGAAGGATTGGTTAGACACCCACGTTTATAGTTACGCAAAATGGCAATATGACGGGTACTATAAAAAGACTGTCAATGAATACGCTAATTATGATTATAAACAACATAGAACTACTACAATAGATTCTTTTGATACAACATCAATAAAATCATACAGAGCCGTTGAAATTAGTGATAGAGATACTTTGGTTGTTAATGGGGAGATTAGTATCACCTCAACTGGAGGTCAGATAAACATATTTGCTAATAATAGTATTAATATGAATTCTTCCCAAGATATTAATATCAGTGCAAGTGGAAAGGTTAGTATCACTGGTCAGAAAGGTGTTGCTATTATGGCTCCTGGTGGATGTGTATTCTGTCACGCATCAAAGGCTATTCAGATGTCAGCACCTACTATTGATATGTTAGGATAAGGGGATCTTATGGTTTATCATAACGGAATTAATATTTTGCTACAAGGGTCAGTCAGTGTTGCTTCTGGGATTCACTGTACACCGAGCGTTGCTCTTGGTAAACAAGACTTAGTGAAGTGGAATGGGATAAAATTAATTGAGAAAGGTTCTCCTTGGACGACTCACCCTCACACTCCTAGTGATTGCGATGACACACCATCTCTTGTTCAAGGATGTGCTAATACTAATTGTTATATTAACGGGATAAGAGTTGCAAGAGCAGGGAATAAACTTTCTTGTGGGGCAACAACAGCTTGTTCCAGAAAACATTAAGGAGAACAGATGAACTTTTATAGCGACGTTAATCACCAAGACCCATTGGTGCAAGATAAGATTTATGACTTAGAAGACATTTATCAGTCAATCCATAATATATTAAATACAGAAAAGGGAGAAAGGATATTTTTACCTGAATTCGGAGTGAATTTAGAGCAATATCTATTTGAGCCGTTGACTGATGTCACTGAGTTCGCTATATATGATGAAATAAGAGAAGCTTTAGAGACATTCGAACCAAGAATAGAAATAGATGACCTACACTCGTTCGTGAGGTCGTTATCTCCACACGAAATAGAAGCTGAAATAGCATTCTCAGTAAAAGGAAAAGTGTCTGATAAATATCTTTATCAGTCAAGAATAGGAAGAAAACAAAAGGGTATGTTCTATGAAATTCGATAAAAGAGCTTTATCACCATCTGCCATTGCTAAAGAGTTACAGGAAGCTGTTTCGTCTTTACCTGAAGGAGAGTCTTGGGAAGATTACTTTGAGGGAGGAACTGGTAGAACTATCATTGAGTTAATAGCAGGTTCTCAAGCTATCAAAAACCACTATAATCTAATGAGAGTAAGAGAGTCTACTTTACAATATGCTAAATTAGATTCTTCAGTGACTGAATTAGCTATTAATAAAGGTGTGTATAGGCCACCAGCAAAGTCTTATATCTTAGAAGTAGATTTTAAAAGCGTTGATAGTGGTTGGTATGAGCGTGGTGATATAATCGGAACTTATAAAAACTATGATGTTATCGTATTAGAGAGAACTGAGTATCTATTTGGTCACACTAACACGGTTAAGTGTACCATAGGTAAGATGGAAGAGTACAACGAAACTATCTTAAGTGGTGAAGAATTTTTAGAAAGAGATATTAAAGCAGCACACCAATATCTCAGTGAAGAGTTTCAACAACTTGTCATTAATGGAGACGAAATACTTTTGATTGATGAAGAACTTAACCTTTATGATGATAAACTTCCTAACTCTTGTCTTAGATTGACTTATGATTATTTCTCTAGGTTGATATTTGGAGATGGGATAATCGGTAAAAGAGTATTCAGTAATGATGAACTAAAATTTAGATATATCTCTTTCGGAGCAGATTTGCTTGATAACTTTTATATTGAAAGATTTAGATTAGGTAACTTTGCTTCTACAGCTGAAGTACTTGATGTAAGAATACTAAGAAAACCAACGAAATATTTAGATAAAGAGATACTCAGAAAAATAGCTATTAGAAATTCCGTAGACGGAAGATGGGTACAAGTTCAAGATTACGAGAACGGGATTCTGAGGGAGTTTGGTGAGTACATTGCGGATATCATTGTGAAAGATGAGTATCCTGCTGAGAACATCACTATACTACCTAAAGAAGACTATATCACTGATACAGTCAAAGCTCAAATCAGAGAACTTGTTGATAATAAGAGGGGAAATGCAACTTTGATCAATATCGACTATCTTGACCCATTCCACGATGATAGACTTAGACTTGTGTTTAGTATGCAGTACATTGGTACTGATGCCCCTGAAGAATTAAACGCTATTATCGATGAATACACTAAGACTAAGATTAATAGAATTAGATATAGTGGGTATTGGTTGACTTGTGCTGACCTAGCAGTAGAATTGACTAACCTTGCACCAGGAGGAAAATTCTACCCAACTCTTGATGAAAAAGTTTATATAGAACCTCTACAAAGTATTGAGAGATTGAGTATAACTTATGCTATAACAAACTAAGGATGGAAGAATGAACTTTACACCAAATAATCCCCATCCTCCTTATGACGGGAATGACACAGTTATAGATACAAGGGAATTTAACTGTGTCAGTAGATACATCCCTAATCACTTAAGAGAGAATCCTCTATATAAGAAGGTTTCTGAACTTATGTGCCACTACGAAACGAAGTGGACTGATGCTGAAATTAGGATGTATCTCCACGAAGCGAGTGAGTTCTTCAGGACTGGTGATGGTGGATTAGCCCTTCTTAATTGGTATTCATTAATTAACTGGGTTCAAGCAGCACCGTACGACTGGTACACACAAACTACTGGGGCAGGGTTCGATAGTGATGATTTCTATCAAAAATACCCTTTGAGCACTAAAGAAATTTGGTTATCGATGAGTGCTGCGAACAAACAAGACTTCAATGAAGACGGGTTTGATTATTGGCAGTGGACTTTAGAACCTTATGTTGGGACTAACCTAATCCAAAGAAAGCTTCTAGAGAAGTTAGAAAGTGAAGCTGAAATAATCGATTGGTATCATAACGATAATATTGTTAATGCGTATGAATTTTTATATGATGAATTTCCTGGGTGGGAGAAAGCAAAACTCCTAATCATTGGTTCGAAGTTGCTAAAAAACGCTGAGTCAATTCTTATCAGTATCAAGGACTCAAATTGTCCTAATAGATTTATACTTTCACATAGTTATTTAGATACAGACTACCTTTCAGATATTACTGCTCTAAAGTTCGAGGGAGTCCATATTTGTTTCCAGAGATATAATAGTACGCTGATAAAGGACGGTTTCGAACCATTGAAGGATATCTGGAGACTATATACTAGAATTCACAAACAAATGGTTGAGTATTTCGTTATTAAGAAACTTTCTTCAGATTTGATTCTTGATGACCTGAGAGAGAATAAGATATTCAACACTAAGTACTCAGTCCATAAAGGGAAGTTTGTCCAATTATTACCTTCTACTATGTTTGGTACTGGAAAGTGGGACTCAGGAATGACTTGGGAAGACCATTTTGAGTGGGGTGATATTAATATCACTAACTTAGTTAGAGTCCATTTAGATAAAGAAAGAGAACCACTTTATTGGGACAGTGGTGATACTTGGGATAGATGGATTGGTTGGGAAGGTGATCCAGAAGATTGGACTTACATGAAACCAGGATGTGATAGAACTCAGTACTACACTGACAGTAATTTCATCACTGGCTTTGAGCCTTTGACTTTGCGTTCTTTCTATAAGCCTTTAGTAAAAAGTAAGATAACCAGAGATTATGATGAAACCGCATTCGTGTTCACAAATAACAAGAAAGTTATCAATATGTGGGGAGATCCATTCATCTTATCTAAGACATTAGAATTTGATAATGACGTGTATAAAGTAGTGCAATCTAAATACACAAGAGAAGATACTTCTAATCATTATGAAAGTAATGTAAATATCTGGGGTGACTTAGATTGGAGTGAAGGAGTTGATATTTATAAATTGACAACATTAGACAATAAAGTGTTTGAACACATCACAAGTTCTGAAGCAGTGGCTTGGGACGAATACACATCATCTGGTACTCTAGAACTAGACGAAGAAGTGTATAAGACTGTATATGAAAAGAAAACTTCTGAAGAGAGTTAGTCTTCAGTTCAATAACTGTTCGTTAGGTTAAATAATTACAATATAAAATAGGAGATAAAGTATGATATTAGTTGAAAGCGGTCACAAAAAACTTGCTGTCGAAATGTTCGACGAAGATTTTAGATTAGCTTGGGGGACACTTCCTTCAGGTGATGGGTGGTCAGATAATCCTCCACCAGAAGATTTGAATTCCACAGAATTAATCGCTGAAGTCGGGAGAATTAAACCTCAAGTGAAGGAATATGTCTTACCAGACGATAGTGGAGTTATAGAAATTGACGGAGTTAAGTGGGCTATTTCTTCTTCAGAAACAAAGTTCATTTACCTTAAGTTCGTATTTGAACAGACTCACAACTCTTCAGATAGTATCTATCAACTAGGAATTTTCACTAATACTGTTCCTGTTGCTGGTTCTGAAAGTGAAGATTACTTACAACCGTCTGACATTGATGATATAGGGAAATTAATCCTTATGGAGAACCAACCAGTAGTATTCAGAAACTCAGCTACAAGAGAAATTTTTGAATATGTAATTGCATTCTAAGGAGACTAAGTATGTACGATATCTCACTAGATAGATACTACAACAGAACAGGACTTCCTTCTCATAAAGACTATAAAGAAGTACTTTTCAGAGCAGGAGATTCTCTTCAATCAGCTGAGGTGAATGAACTCCAGACTCACTTGAAGAGAAGTTTCGGAGACCTTACTAAGAGGTTTGTTCCGAACGGTGGAATTGTTACTGGAGTAGAAATTAACACTGAAATCACTAAGGATTTAACTTCTGGTCTTTACACAGTAGATGTAAGTTCTACTGAAGGAGTGATGTTTATCAATGGTGAATTTGTCAGAATTGATGCTTCTTTATTTCAAGTGTTAAATCAAGACATTGACGCAGGTGCATCAGAGTTTAAGATTGGTGCCAAGATTCAATACCAAGAGGTGACTCAAGAAGAAGATAGTACTTTATTAGACCCAGCATTAGAAACTAGAAACTACGGAAGAGCTGGTGCTGGAAGATTAAAGATAACTGGAACTATTATAGAAGAAAGTACTTATGAAGATTCATCTGACACCGAGTATTTCCCTTTATTCTCTGTAGAAAATGGAGAAATAGTTACGCCTGAAGTTCACGAAGACGAAGGTTTTGAACAATATAGACAAGAAGTAACTGATATAGTCGCTAAGTACGACAGAAATTCAAATGGTAACTACTTACTGTTTGGACACGAAGTAAGTTATATTGGGATAACTAATCCTTATGACGGAACACTTGGGACTAACCTTGGACCATTTTGGTTCTCTGTAGCTAATGGTTCTTCTAATGTTGATGGGTACAATTATGAAGTTGACCACTCAAGATATATGCAACTAGCTGAATTAATAGACTTTGAGTTGAAACAGAACGAACCTATTACTTTTAATGGTGCTGGATGGTATAGCGTTAGACATTCTCCTATCAGAAAGGTATTTAGAGTTACTGGCCCAAAAGTGATGGAAGGGCTTGCAGTTACACACGGTTCTTATAGTGGAGCAGCTGATGAACTTCCTTCTCAATATCAACCAGTAATTTCTATATCTAAGGTATATCAAGGTGGAACCACATTCATTCAAGGAGTAGATTACTCTTTAGTTGATGATAGTGTGAATTGGTTGACTGGCGGTAATGAGCCTGCTGCTAACTCGACTTACTATGTAGATTTCAAGTATCAATACACTGAATCAGAAGGTGGATTTACATCAGACGGAAACGCTACCAACGGTGACATCTCACAAGATAAGTCTAAAATTTATCTTCAAGGGTTTAATTCTGGAGATTTAGTTCAGTATGACTACGACTTTGTACTGAAGAGAGTAGATGCTATTGTCATTAACTCTAACGGGGAACTTGACTATGTTAAGGGGACTCCTTCTGAAGACGTACCATCTTGTCCTGATAATGATAAAGACAAAACTCTTAAGATAGCTGAGGTTCTACTGAGTGCGGATTCTGACCCAGTGGTAACTATGGACACAAACAGAACCTTTAAAATGAGCGACATTCAGTTGCTTCTAGATGGTATTAAAGATAACCAATACAATGTAGGAAGATTAGCGTTAGAAATCGATATGATTAGAAAACAACCAGGAGCATCTTTTAGAGGGGTGTTTGTTGATAATTTCATCAATGATGATTATAGAGATTCTGGTTATGAGAATACTGCTCTTACTATTGATGGTAACTTGGTTATGGACATTGACTGGATTACGCTTCATCTAGAGCCTAATGTTGATGTTAGAGATGACCAATATACTTTCAGCTTAGGAACTATCCCTAATGGAACTCCTATTTTGTCTCAACCACATTATACAAAGACAAGAAAGGTTAATAGTTATTTGTTCTCTCATGCACCAAAGGCTAAGATTAGAATTTCTCCTTCTGTGTATAGATGGGTAGATAAAACTATATATAGAAACTATTTCAGGACTGCTCAAGGTAGTTCAAGAGTTTCTACTAGAACTAAAAAAGTCTTTAAGTGGGTTAATTGGTGGGAATTGAATAAAGTCGGGACTTCTGTTTCCGTTAGTTCAAGTACGACTAAAGAGTCTATGGGAAGTACGAAAAGTACATCTAAGAAAATTGTTTCTCAAAGGACTCCTTCCATCATTCCTAATATACCAATTAAGATTAAGTCCAATGACGGAGCATTTAACTCTAACGAAACTGTAGATATTACTATGGATGGCGTATCTTGTGGTTCTCTTCAAGCGAATAGTGTCGGTACAATTAGTGGGACAATAACTGTTCCTAATAATATGATGAGCGGTTCTAAACTTATTGAGGTTGTAGGGAGAGATTCTGATGTACAAGGCGAAACTTTATTCCAAGCAGAACCACTTAGTAGAATTATCACCACAACTGTCACAAAATGGTGGAGATGGCACACTAGAAGAAATTGGACTATCACAAAAACGAGTGCAAGAAGACCGATTAACAGAGATCCACTTGCTCAGACGTTTTCTTTAGGTAATGATACTGTACTAGATAAGATAGAAGTTGTATTTGATGTTGCTTCTGAGACTGACGTTACTTGTATCTTAACAGAAACAACTGCTGGTATGCCTGATAAGACTAAGACACTTGCTTCCAAAGAAATCAGTGTTAATGACTTAGTTCCAGCTGGACAAAGACAAGCGTTCGTATTTGATGAGAAAGTTCTATTAACAGGAATGAAAGAATACGCATTCATAATCGTAAACTCAGACCCAGTTGCTGAACTTCAAGTAGCTGAATTAGGTGAAAAGACAATCGACACTCCTAATATTTGGTTATCTGACCCAGCTTATCAGACTGGAGTATTGTTCTCAAGTGCGAACAATAGTGCTTGGACACCTCATCAAAAAGAAGATATGAGATTCTGGTTGTATAGTTGTTCATTCGATACTCAAGAAGTGTTCGAATATAAGACAGTACAAGTGAATGACGCTACCGATTTGATTCTTAACACGAATGCTAAGGTGTATGAGGGGACTTCTATTGAGTATAAAATAGAACTATTGGATAGAACTGGAACTACTACTGTTCCTTCAGAGTTTAAAGTAACTCCATACGACCAAATTCCTTTAGTAGAGTCATATTCAGGTGCGATTAGAGTAAGTGCTTCAGTGACATCAAATGGATTAAAGTCTCCTGTACTTGACGTTGATGCTCAACTAGCTGTTGGTACCTCTAAGAAAGTTTCTAAATACACATCAGTTGGAATTGACATTGATTACCATGATGCTTCTGTTGAGGTTAGATTGGATGCTTATGAGCCTTCAGGGACAAGTATCAAAACTTATCTTCAAGTAGTCGACCCATCCACAAAGGTCGTTAGTTGGGATTACATCCCTAGAACCAATGAAACTACCCCACTTGGAGATGGTTGGGATGAGTTAGTGTTCAAGTATTCTCTACAAGATAATGGGAACCCAGTTATTGATGTAGATCAAAAACTTACCAGAGTTATGATAGTAATGGAAACAACTAATGACTTTGATAGACCAGTATGTGGAAACTTAAGATTTAACACGGTTAGGATTTAATCCTACCCGTAAACACATCATTTTAAAAGTAAATAAAAGAAAAGGGAACACCCTATAAAGGATTAGAAAATGGTAGATATACAGTTAGGACGATACTATAATCGTTTCAATGATGATAATCCTCAATTTGAAGATTATAAATCACTTCTTTTTAGAGCAGGTGACGCACTCCAATCTGCTGAGATGAACGAAATCCAAGAGACATTCAAGCGTGACGTGAACTTTTTAGCTAGGAGATTTCTTAGAAATGGGGAAATTATTTCTGGTGGTAGGTCTGAAGTAACTTTAGAAGATAAAGGTGAAACAGACGCAGAAGGGAGACAATTATATGACATTACTGCTACATTCGAAGAAGCGATTATGTTCGCTAACGGAGAGTTTGTTAGAATAGAAGAAAGTGTTGTCGTTCAACCTTCTCAGTATGTGCCTGAATCAAGTTTCATCGTCGGTGCTGAAATCACTTGGCAAGAAATCACTAACTCTGAAGATATCTCGTTAGTTGACCCTGCTGTTGAGACAAGGAACTATGGTCAACCAGGAGCAGGTAGGCTTAAGATGGTTGGTAGAATGATTATTTCTACTGAGTATAACGAACTTGGTAATAATGCCTTCCTTCCTCAGTATGATATCATTGCTGGTGAAATCTTTAACAGACATAAAGAAGAAGGTTCTGACCCAGATGGTTTCAACACATTCAGACAAGACGTTATCAACATTGTTGCGAAATACGATAGAAATGCTAACGGTAACTACCTTGTACACGGGTATGAAACTGCATATATAGGGAGAGTTCCAGACGAAGACGGAAATACTTCTAACCTTGGGCCATTTAAGTTCTCTGTTGCCGACGGTAGTGCTAACGTGGACGGCTATAACTTTGAAATTGACGTTTCACAAGAAATTGTTTTAGACCAACTCATCGACTTTGAGCTTAAACAAGATGAACCTATTTCATTCAACTCTGGTGATAATTTCTATCCTGTAAGACACTTCCCAATAAGAAAGGTGTTTAGGGTTTCTGGTCAAAGACAAAGAATGGGTGAACCAGTACAGCACGGTTCTTACATTGGTGCTTCAGATGAATTACCGAATGAATATCAGCCAGTAAGAAGTATAGATAAAATCTACCAAGGAAGTACTGTTTATATACAAGGTACTGATTATGTTCTTGTTGGAGATAGTGTTACTTGGGTAGCCGGAGCAAATGAACCATCTCCTTCTTCTACCTATTATGTAGACTACAAATATCAATACACTGAAACAGAAGGAAACTTCTCTGTAGACCCAGCAACTGGGAAAACTATGGGTGAGATTTCTGACGACCTAAAGTCATTGTATTTGTTTAGTTTCGCTGATGGGACTGATGTTCAGTATGATTATGACTTTGTCCTTCAGAGAATAGACGCTATGTTCATAGACGCAACTGGGAAGATTGGATTCGTAAAAGGTGTGCCTGATGAAAATGACCCAAGAGTTCCTGACACTGACCCAGACTTGACGCTAAAGATTGCTGAAATCCTTCTTAGTGGAGACGCTGACCCAGTAGTTACTCTTTCTTCACAAAGAGTGTTTAAAATGAGTGACATCCAATTGTTACTAGATAGTATTAAACAAAATGAATATAACTTAACTAGAATCGCTCTTCAGTCTAACTTGGCTGAGAATCAACCAGGAGCAAGGCTACAAGGACAGTTTGTAGACTCATTCGAAGATGATACTATGAGAGACCTTGGGTTAGACAATACTGCCATGACTATCGGTGGGAACTTGATTATGGACATTGACTGGGAAAATGTGAACTTAGACCCAGACATTGACATGAAAGAAGAGCAAATGACCATTGAGATGCCTTCTGTTAAAAGGTCGACAGCTATTCTAAGCCAACCACATGTCACAAAGACAAGATTGATCAACGAGTACTTGTTCAAATCACCTCCTGGTGCAAAGATTTACATTAACCCTTCTGTTTATAGATGGGTGAGTAAAACATCTTATAAGACTTTTGTTAAACAAGTACAAGTAGCTACAAGAGGGATTAACTCTTGGACAACAAGATATAAAGTATTCGGAACCCATAAGTGGCATACAGTCCAAGAAAGAGAAACTGTTTCTAAGAGTGTTACTAGAGAATTACTCGGGACTTCTGTGAGTAGATCATCAAGTATCCAACACGCTAGGAAACCAACTATTATTCCTAGCATCACTATTAAGATTAAATCGAATTATAAAGCGTTTGATGGGAATGAGCCAGTAAATATATACTTTGATGATAAACTAGCTAGAACAGTTAATGTTGACGAGAAAGGAACTCTTAATAGTACATTTGTTGTTCCATCTGGGATATTAAGTGGGTCAAAAGAAGTAAAAGTAGTCGGTGCTCAGACAGGAATTTCTGGTACTACTCTATTTAGAGCTGAACCACTTTCAAGAACAGTACAGACAACTGTAACGAACTGGTGGAGATGGGTAGTAAGAAGACAAGGAATCATATGGAGAGAAGCTGACCCAGTAGCTCAGTCTTTTGTAATTAAAGAGACAATTGCCATTGATAGAATTTCAGTCGTGTTCCATACATTACCAACAACAGACGTATCTTGTGTTCTTTGTGAAACATCAGCAGGTTTCCCTGATAAAAACAAAGCACTTATCAGTAAGACTCTTTCACCTAGTGAATTAGAGCCAAGAGGAAGTATCCAACCATTTATCTTTGATAATAAGATTGTTCTTACTAAAGGTAAGGAATACGCATTTATTATCATCTGTAAAGATGCTGTTGGTAGAGTTCAAGTCGCAGAATTGGGTGGAAAAACTTGGGATTTACCAAGTATTTGGTTGACAGGACAAGCGTATTCTGTTGGTACTCTTTACAACAGTTCTAACAACAGTGCTTGGACTCCACTTCAAAAAGAAGATATGAGGTTCTGGATTCATGGGTGTGATTTCGTAAGAGAATATGAAGTCCCTTATGACATCTTCGCCATTACTTCAAGTGATTACCCTAATGGTATTACTGATATGATGGTATTAGCAAATGCTAAGGTGTACGAGGGTACTTCAATCCAGTATAGAGTTGAACTACTTGACAGACCAGAGAGTGCTTCTCTAGATAATGTATTCTTAGTAAACTCTTATTCTCAGTTCCCTCTTGATGAAGGGTACACTGGAAGAGTTAGAGTAACGGCAGTGTTTAAGTCAAATGGACTTTATACTCCTGTACTTGACCCTAACATTCAGTTGTCTTTGGGGTATTCTCATAGGACATCAACTTACACTACTTTAGGATTCCCTATTGATAGAAATGATGAGAGAGTAGTACTTTACATTGATAACTATAAACCAAGCGGTACTTCTATTGCTGCTCAACTTCAAGTACTGAATGAAAGTACTGGAGACTATGATTGGTTAGATATGACTATTGACCCAACATCAACTCCGTTAGGGAATGATTGGGTAGAAACTAGATACACATTTGAGTTACAAAGCGGAGGAACTCCAGTAATTCCTGCTTCTCAAGATTTAGCTAGAGTTAAGTTGATTATGTCTACACCGAATGATGCTGTTAGACCAGTTGTTTCTAACTTGAGACTAAATACTCAAAAGATATAGGAGAGGATAAATGTCAACTATAAACACACAATATAGGAACTATGTGTTCCCTCTAAAAGACGAAGACCTTGAGTCTTCGAATAATCTTTTGAGAATTACCACAGAAGCAATTGACAGAGACATCAATCAACTTTTTACAGAAAAGGCTAACGCTGAAGAAGTTTACACTTCTGATGAAGTAGACCAAAAGGTTTCTGATGCTATTACTGAGTACGATAATAACTTAGACATATATGGTACATACTCTAACGGTGACGTTAATACTGATCCTAATGAGAAGACTAAACTTTTATTGACAGAAGTGATGTCTAATCCAGGGGTTTGGACTAAAGTAACCGTTGACTCTAAAGGGAGAGTAACTTCTGGTGCTAATATAACGAAATCTGACTTAACAGATTTCACTGAAGGGGATTACATCCATTGGTCTGAAAGAGATGACAACGGGTTAGGAACAAACATTATTTGGTCTTCTACTAAAATCAAGAACGAAATTGACGCTGTTTCTGGAGATATGAGTGACTATGTTCCACTTTCTTCTTATACAGATGAAGATGTCTTGAATAAAGTGAAGAACGAAGACGGGAGTGGGAGTGGACTAGACGCTGATTTATTAGACGGAGAAGACGGAGCTTATTACTTAGATTGGGATAATTTCTCAAGTCTTCCAACAACATTGTCTGGGTTCGGTATCACTGACAAAGTTAGTATCAACTCTAATTCTGCTCTAACTTCAGGGACAGATATTAATTTAGACCTTTCTACATCAGAGGTCTTTAATGTGGTTCTTACTTCAGACGCTAATTTTACTGGTTCTAACCTTGTAGATGGGTTAAGGGGTTCTTTGATTATTAAACAGGACTCTACGGGAAGTAGAGTGGCTTCATTTGGCTCTGAGTTTAAGTTTCCTGGTGGAACAGCTCCGACGTTATCTACGGCAGCAGATGCGGTGGATAAAATTGATTTTGTAGTATTTGGAACAGATATCCTTTGTACATTTGAATTAGACTTTGCGTAAGGAATTGAGATGAGCTTTGCTAGTAAATTTAGAAAGTGGGTCTTCCCTTCTAAGGAAGACAACTTTGATGTAAGTTATGATTTACTGATAGAATTCTTCAAAACGCTTGACGCAGAATTCTCTGGTACGATTGATTTCCTTTACGGGTTAAGGATTGATAGATACTTCATCACCGAAACAGAAATGAATAATACTGTTGGAGAAGATGATGAGGTTGCTCTTTATACTAAAGACGGTTCTATTTATAGATATGATGCTGAGGCAAATGTATGGAATAAGATAGACCAAATTCAAAGACTACCTAAAATCAGACATAGAAATCCAACACAAGAAGATTTAGTTGGATGGCAAATAGGCGATGCTTGGTTGAACATTGACTCTGGAGAAGCATTTAAGTTGAGTGCTATTATGACAGAAGTCATCAGAGATCAAGAATATAAGTACGCTATTTGGGTGAACTCAGAAGGGAATTGTGTTCATTACTCTAAGTTCTTGTTTAATACACAATTCTTTCCTGGAGTAGATTTCAAGTATAGAACGAAACAACTCGTAAGAGACGCAGAGGGTAATCCAAGTTGGGATGAGAACAATCCTCATATGGCTGGTACTTTAGGCGGCAATAATCAATTACAATATTTTTCACACGACACACATGCTGATTTGTACATCCACGACACTTTGGTTGGAACTTTAATTTTAAATAGAAAAAGAGTCCAAACTCTTATGGATTTAGATATGTTTAATCCAGAAGGTGGTTTACCAGCACATAATGAAGATGAAATCAACCAGTGGTATATGAGATTTGAAAGACTCTTAGCTATATTAGAACTTAGTACGATTGAAGAAGATGACAACTCTAAAACACTAAGGACTGATATTCAATTCCCTTTTGATATAAAATCATTGATTTGGGACGGGAACAATTTCAATTACTTCTTAGATATTAATAGGTTATTATCTATCCCTACTGAAGAAATGAGATATATAAAAGAAACTTATAGAGCGTACTTCGCAGCAGTAAATGACCAACAAATGTCTATGGAAGATAAACTTTATGCTATCTATCTATTAGGAACTTGTGTTGCTTGGGAAGCATATGATGGGAATATCTATTACATTAACGGTAACGAGATGTTAGCTGACGGAAACATTGAACCAGAATGTTGATTTCGTTAAAAAGTTAGATAAGGTGAGCTTATGGCAATAAAAATTTATAGAAGAGACACTCTTCAGAACTTAACCGATTTACCACCAAGTACAAGGGAAATAGTTACTGTAGAAGAGTACGCAAAACACGCTTTACTGTATTATAATGAATTAAGGTATTTGGCCCAGTTCCTAGAGAAAGATGAAGGGATTGAAATTAGGGATTACAATAAGAACTTTGGTAAAGCTAAAGTCGGTAAGAATTCACTAGATTTCGGTACTTCACTTAATAGGTTCGGTGGAGGAGCTTCTGGTGATTATTCTGTTTCATTTGGTTTAGACACGAGTTCAGAAGGTTCCAATACTTTATCTTGTGGTTTTTGGGCTTCAGCAGAGGGGAACTATTCTCAAGCATTTGGGTATAAGACCTTAGCTTCAGGAGAATATTCAGAAGCAATTGGTAATAGCTCTATTGCTTCTGGTGAAGCTTCTTTTGCTGGCGGGACAAGTTCTAAAGCATCAGGGAAGAATTCTTTCTCTTTCGGAGAAGGTAGTATCTCAGAAGGAGAGAATTCACTAGCAATAGGCGGTGGTCTTTCTGTAGGTAAAAATTCACACGCTGAAGGAAAGGGGTCTGTAGCAAGTGGAGATAACTCATTCGCATTTGGAGAAGGTAGTATCTCAAGCGGAGATTTTTCTGTTTCATTCGGTTCACATAGTGAGTCAAGTGGCATTAATTCTTTTAGCACTGGGTTTTATAACTTATCAAGCGGAGATTTCTCTAACACACTAGGGATTAGTAATGAAGCAAGTGGAGAAGGGAGTACTGCTTTTGGTAGCTATACAAAAGCGACTTCTAATTATAGCACTTCATTCGGGTTTAGAACTTTAGCAAACGGGGAATCAAGTTCAGCATCAGGGAAGGATACAGTTTCAAGTGGGGAAGCTTCTGAAGCTTCAGGTATAGGAACACATGCGACTGGATTAGCTTCTCACGCTGAAGGATATAATAATGAGTCTAGTGGCTCATATTCTCACTCTGAAGGTAAAGATAATGTTGCCTCTGGCGTAACCTCTCACGCAGAAGGATACGGGACTCAAGCCACTGGAGATAACTCTCATTCACAAGGTGCTGGAACAATAGCTAGTGGTACTAACTCTATGGCTGTTGGTCTTGGTACTCTTTCTGTTTCTGATAATAGTACCGCTTTAGGGCAATACAACATAGGTAAATCTGGCGTTGTACTAGAGGTCGGAATAGGAGATAATTCTTATAATAGAAGAAATGGATTGGAAGTTGACCTGAGTGGAATCGTTAGAGCACCTGAACTAAGTACCACTGAAGTATATGATAATAAGGACTCTTTAGCAACTTCTGAATTTGTTACGGATAGACTAACTTTAGAGAATTGGTTCTTGGACTTAGATGTAGTTAATCCCACAACTAGGATTTATATTAGTGACATTCCTTGGGATGATGTCAGAGCAAATATTTCTGGTGTGTACATAGGCGGGATTCTAGTAAGGAAAACTAAGTACGAAGAAATAGTTACGCTTAATAAGAAAGCTATTAAGTTCTTAGACAACATCACTCTGAATGAGGGTGATTGGATCAGCCTTCAATTAAATAGAGTATATTATACAAGAGGATAGCAATGAAATCTACACCAATATTTGTTTTTAATGATAAGTTCTCTACACAAGTAGATGAAGTTCCTATCCATGGTGCGATAGTAGTTATTGATTTCGACGGTGAGACTAAAATAGTCACTAAGTTGAAAAATTCTTATGTGACAAGCTCTACTACTATTGAACAATTCTTCGATATGGAAGATCACTGGGATTACTTGGGTAAACAAAGTGAACTCGAAAGGATAGAAGAGAACGGAAAGACTGGATGGAGAATTTATGGTCAAAATCCTAATTATTACGGGAATATAGGTGAAAGAGCAGTAGATTTCTCAATGACGAATGGTGGGTTTACTAACCAAGGAGCGACTGGGGATAATTCTTTCGCTGTTGGGTTTAATTCACACGCTATTGGTGAATTTTCTTATTGTGAGGGATACACAACTTCTACTTATGTAGCGTTGATAACTGGACCAATTGGTGAAGATAGACCAACAGATGAAATTCCAGAAGACTCTATTATGTATTACGGTGTTCCAGAAGGGTCAATAGTTTACTATGGAGTTCCAGAAGGATCAATAGTTTACTATGGAGTTCCAGAAGGATCATTGGTGTATTACGGAGTACAAGAAGGAATCGTAAGATACTATACAACTGAAGAACTTGGTTGGAGTGATGGTATTACTAGACCAGTAACTAACGGTTACATAGAACATAGACGTTATTACGAATGATACCGTGTATCCAACAAGTAATCGAGATAAAGTTACTAAAGGTGAGATTATAAGATACGGGAATAGAACAAGTTATAATTACTTGTTCTATTATTGTACTAATATGACAGAATTTGTAGTAAGTGCTGAAGATGAAAGTAAGATAACTAACTTTAGTAGTGCTTGGGGATATTGTCATAAGCTCCCAGAGTGTCCATTGAATTACTTGAATATTCCTGATGGTGCTGACACAAGTAACGCTTGTGATAATTGTTGTGATGAATAAAGGAAATTAGATGGAAACTGGAATTATTCTTAGAAGTGGTGAAAAACTTTCTTTCACTTATAATGTCCTGAAAGAAAATGAATTAGTGTTCGCTACTGATACAAAAGAAATCGGATTTCTTGTTAATGGGGAAATTCATTGGCAGGAGTGGGATTCTTGGAGAGTAAGTAACTATGTACATTTCGGAGATGATGAACCCACTGATGACATAGGAACTGACGGAGACGTTTTTGTTTTTGGTGAAAGAGAATTCAAAAAAGAAAATGGTTCTTGGAGAGAGATTAAGTGGGGAGTCTCTGATGAACAATGGTTGGAAGATAATTTAGAACCTAATTTCCACTCAAGTGATAAGTTCCCTTATATTGGGAAATATTCGTACTCGATGGTTGATGGGTATTATCCTCAGGATGATTTAGATGTAGCTACTAAAGAATATTTGGATGACTGTGTAGAAGAAGCAGGAGTTGATAAATACTTTAAACTTGACGGTAGTACGGAATTTGAAGTTGATTATACTCCTCAGGAAGACCAGGATGTTGCGACTCAAAGTTATCTAGAAAGTGGAGTTTTATTGAAATTACCTTCTTATCCTCCTTGTGTCGAAGGCGCATTGTGGAATGATAACGGAACACTTAGGTTATCTAAGTGTGAAGGAATCGTAAGATACTATACAACTGAAGAACTTGGTTGGAGTGATGGTATTACTAGACCAGTAACTAACGGTTACACATAGACGTTATTACGAATGATACCGTGTATCCAACAAGTAATCGAGATAAAGTTACTAAAGGTGAGATTATAAGATACGGGAATAGAACGAGTTATTATTACTTGTTTTCTTCATGTAAAAATATGACAGAATTTGTTGTGAGTGCTGAAGATGAAAGTAAGATAACTAACTTTAGTAGTGCTTGGGGATATTGTTCCTCGTTAACTTCATTCCCTCAACTTGATGTTAGTTCAGGGACTGACTTTAGTTGGGCTTGGGGTTATTGTACATCATTAACCTCATTCCCTCAGCTCGATGCTAGTTCAGGGAATGACTTTGGTAATGCTTGGTATAATTGTTCATCATTAACCTCATTCCCTCAGCTCGATGTTAGTTCAGGGACTGACTTTGGTTGGGCTTGGTATGATTGTCATAATCATAAACTACCTGAGTGTCCATTAAATTACTTGAATATCCCTAGTGGAGCTGATACGGATTATGCTTGTGATGATTGTTGTGATGAATAAATTATTAAATACTAAAATAAGGAGATTTTATGGCTATAACTAAACCGACAAATTTAGATGGATATCCATCTATTAAATTAGTAAGTAAGAACCAACAAGCAACTATCACTCTGAATGAGAATTATAGTTATTTATACACAAGTGATATTACCATTGAACCAAATTCTGAATTTTACACAGAAGCAATCGGACAAGGTGTGCAAACTTCATTATTCCTTTGGAATGGTAATTCTCTTTTACTAAACTCTGTAGATAAACTTTACTTTAAGAACGAAACTTCTGGAACAATAGTTGCTCAACTAATAATCAAAGGGTACGATCCTTCTAATGAGAACGGAGTATCTTTACCATCTGGGAATTATTTAGTTTGGGAAAGTCCTATATCTTACAGTGATGGTACAACAGAAGGCGGAACTGACGATAGTGGTTCAGGAACTGATGACGGATATGACGATAGTGGTTCAGGAACTGACGATAGGAACTGACGATAGTGGTTCAGGAACTGACGATAGTGGTTCAGGAACTGACGATAGTGGTTCAGGAACTGACGATAGTGGTTCAGGAACTGATGACGGATATGACGACTCAGGTAGTGGATCTGGTTCAGGTGGCGGGTCTGGTTCAGGTAGTGGATCTGGGTACTAAGGAGATTTAGATGAGTGATTTAATCCCAGGAGCATTAGGGAAGGCTTCCCATAGAGAAGGTAAAGACACCCTTGCTTTGGGTGATTTTTCTCACTCAGAGGGAGAACTAACTCAAGCTCAAGGACGTTCTTCTCACGCTGAAGGAATAAATACTGGATCAATTGGACAAGCTTCTCACGCTGAGGGAGAATACTGTATAGCCACTGGAGAAGCTTCTCACGCTGAAGGTTACGGGACAGTTGCAAAAAACTTTGCTTCTAACGCTAGTGGTGTGTTCAATAAAGGTGAAAGTAACGATACAATTAAAGAGATTGGTATTGGAATATCAGACTCTGAAAGAAAAAATGCATTTGAAGTCTATAAAGACGGACAAATTAGAACTCCTGAACAAACAAGAGAGCTTCTTAAAGTATCAGATGGAAAAAATATCTCTACTGTAGAATATACTCATGGTGTAGAAGAATCTAACTCTAAAGTTGTTACTCTTGAGTTTTCTGATATCGAACTAGACCTTGAAAGAGAAAGAAATTTCACGATAGAATGCGATAATGAGAATGGTGTTGAGGTTTCTTTAAAGAGACCTTTGAATATAAGAAAAGGTTATAATGGAACTATAACTTTTAGTAATAAGAATAAAAACACCACTCACTCTATAAAATTCGGAAGTTATTGGTACGGATTAAGTTTCGGTGAAGAAGTTCAATTGGAAGATAAGTTCACTAACTTAGTCATTTCGTATCACTGCTTAGATGAGAATAATATAAGATGGTCACACGAAGACGAGTTCATACCTCACTTACCGTTGATGGTTGGTGACGACAAAGAACTTTTAATAAATGAAAATGGCGATACGCTTTTAACTTAAGGAGAAACACATGGCTGGATTTTTACCAAATGACCTAGATTTAATAACTAATGAATTACAAACTACAGATATTTTTATAGCACAAGTAACGGGAGAGAATTCTGTAAGAAAGGTTTTATATTCTGATATTTTATCTGGAGCACTTACTCCTAGTGATATCGGTGTAGCTAATGGAGTTTGTCCTTTAGACTCTAACTCTCTTATCCCGACTTCACACTTACCGTCTTTAGCTATAACTGATGTTTATGTAGTAAGTGATATCTCAAGTAGAGATTCTTTAACAGTTCAGAAAGGTGATGTCGTTAAGGTAACTGATAAAGGAGACGGAACTCCTCAAACATATATTTATGACGGAACAAATTGGATTGATATTCAAGAAAGTTCAGACGTTATTTCAGTGAATGGAAAGACTGGTGTAGTTGTCCTTAGTACTTCAGATATTTCAGACACAACTGATAAAAGATATGTAACTGACTCAGAGAAGACTAAACTAGGTTATATTTCTGTAACTCAGGATATCTATTTAGATGAAGCACTAACTGATTCTGATATAGGAGTTACTGTTCAAGGATATGATTCTGGAACAGTAATAGACCCAGACTATTCTTCAGTAAAGGGGACTATTAATGCTGGAGGTGATAGTGCTTCAAGACCAGCAAGTCCAGTACTATATCAGAACTATTTTGATACAGACCTAAACAAACCAATTTGGTATAATGGTACTGATTGGGTCGATGCAACAGGAACAGTCGTTTAATCTTCATGATAGAGAGGAAATTCCTCTCTATCTTTATAAAAACTATCTTAAACTCTTCAATAAAAAATCACAAACTATTAAATATATAAAATGAAGTATCATAAGATACTTAAATTCCTCAATGAAAATAGTAACCTATTAGGAGGAACATATGGCAAAGATCACTGACCCAGATTTACTTGTTCGCGCAAGTGCTAAAGCCGAACTTGGAAATGACGGGAACATTTGGATTGATGCTGGAACTAAAACTATCACTCTTGGAATCTACGGAGACCTTACGACTGATGGTGTTACTATCCAAGCGTTATATTCATACTTAAAAGAAGAATGGAAAGATGATGATGAACTAATCAAATATCCTTTCCCTATGCTAGCGATTACACCAGAGCAATTCGAATTTATTGACTCTTGGAAACCTGAAAATGTAGATACTGTAAACTTATTCAGGGATGGTGGTTTCGCTATTAAAAACGAAGACGGTTCGTCAGCTGAAGAATATGTAGGAGTTATTACTCTAGGTACTCTTGGCGATACAGACCAAGTTTATTACCAACAAGAAGTAGACGGTTCTCCAACAGACGTCGTATTAACTGGTCCAGTAAACCAGTGTATTAAAGTTTTTGGTGACGGTAGTGGTAATGGTGTTGATAACTCAAGTGCAGAAGATTATAAGAGTTACTTTAAGATATTCGTTCGTGAGTACCAAAAGCAATATGCTCAGTCTCAAATGTCAGACATCGGGGTTACGACATTTAACTACCAAGCATATCGTTTCCCACTAGCTAACAGCGATGACCTTAAAATTACTCACGATGATACAACAGTAGCTAATGAACTTCCATACACTGATATGTCAATCACTTATTACGCTGATCCTCAGACTAGAACTATTGGTTCTGACGATTATGAGTTTGATATAATCATTGATGCTGACGTTAGTGATGATGGGAATTTCCCAACAGTTGAAGAGATTTACGAATTTGTTCAATATCAACTAAGACAAGATAGTGACATCGATGCTGGTTCTGGTACTGTAATTGGTAAGACAGCAGACGACTTACTAAGTTTCGTCGGTGATACATTGGTAACATCAGATGGAGTTTTCATTGACAACTTCGCTGAAATCGATATCAACCGTATTGAATTCTTCGATATCAATGGTGCTAAGAGAGTATTTCCATTCGTTGCGGCAGGAAGTCTGAACTTCAACGACAACCTCGTACAAGACAGTGGACCTGCTATCTACAGAATGTTCTTTACAGACGCTAATGGGAACAACTTCGGTGACTCTGATGCGATTATTGTACAGGATAAAAACGGTGTTGACATTGCAGGAGAGGTAACTGGGCCTCAAGTTCAATTCACATTCGACTATGATGGTAACGACCAAGGCGGTAGAACCCCAGGAACTGACGCTCCTGTTTCAGTTGTTGCTATTGGTACTGATAAAGCTCAGTATGTTAAGGCAAACGGAACTATCACTAGATCGAACAGCAACTCAATCTCACTCGTTTCTGCTCTAGAAAGAAACTTTAGAAACGACTGACCTTAAGAAACGTCTTTTGACGTTTCTTACCCTCTAAATCTCTCCTTAAATTAAATACTATAAAATTCAAAACGAATCTAAATAACTGAAATTCTGGAGGGGAAAGTGTCTTATAAAGATGATATACTATCAACACAACCAAAACATTTATTTCCCCTTGACGGAGATGGTACTGATATAGTAAATTCTCTAGGTTCAGATGATGAAGATGTAATCTGGGACCACCCTCCTATCACAAAAGATGCCACATATTCAATGACAGTTGAATCAGTCGGAGCAGCACTAGATTTAGACGGTTCTGATTATATCCAAGCAGTTGACCAAGTATTTGTTGCTGGGTGGTTTAAAACTGAAATATGGGACCAACCAATTACCAATATTGTAGGGGACGGAGCCGCTGCAAATGCTCTTTCAATACATATGGGATTCGGAAATAATGTTATCTATGAAGTGTACTCTAGTTGGGACGGGAGAGAATTCTGTAACCAGATTTTTGGTGATACCCCCATATATCCAGGAAGAGTATATCATTTCGCACTCCAGCACGAAAATGATGATTATGGGAATTATACTAAGGGTTGGTTAGACGGAGTTCCTCAATTGTTGTCTAACGATAATATTCCAAATGGTTCTCAACGACCTGATGTAAAAGCACCTGCGACAATTGGAGGAAAAGATAACTCAGTTGGTGGGCTTGGTATTCATATCGTTTCACCAATAGGTTCTTGGAATTATTGGGGATGGTGGCAAGGAGATACAGCTTCTTCTATCACTACAGAAACTATCAGAAAAGAATTCTTTGAGAAAGGAGTTCTCCCAGAATATACTATTTCAAGTCAATCAGATTTAGATAATTTAGCTGGGACAGAAATACCAAACTGTCCTTGTGGTATTGAAATTGTATCAGATAGCGACTTGGATTTAAGTGCTGATGGAATAGTTTTCGATAACTTGTGTAGTTTACATATATTATGGTCTGGACCAGGAAAATTAACTTGGACTAATACTAACGGTTCTAACGCTTCCATTTCAGGAGCACCGTGGGGTGGAGAAGTAGAAATTATCAACTATCATAATGTAAAGTTCATTAACCTAAAAGATAATACTGAAATTAGAATATTCAACGCTGGAACTACAGAAGAAGTAGCTGGAGTAGAGAATGCTTCAGATACTTGGGAAACTTCAGTTAAAACAGGCACTTATGATATTAGAGTGGTTAGCTTAAATTACAGAATCATTGAATTTAAGAATGTTAATATAGAAGAAGACCAAGAATTTAAACTAGAACAGTTCTACGATAGAAATTATAAAAATGATTAGGAATTGAAATGGGATTTTTTGTTAAAGTACAACGAGGATTCACTGATGTTCCTTTAGACGGAGCCACGGTAACTTTAGATGAAAGTGTTTCTTCGTTATCTAACGCATTTGTTGTCAATACAAACAACAGGAGGCAAAGTGCTGGTCAAGACGGTTCAGGCGATGACTTAGAAATTAGAGATATTTCTGGTGGAATCACTTTAACTGATGAAAGTACACTAACATTCTATAGAGACTCTAATGCTACTGTAGCAACTGGAAGTACAAGATTTCACTGGGAAGTTTGGGAATACACTGGTGCTCAAGGTGAAGGAACAGAGTTTAAAGTTATAGGAAGCTATGAGGTAGATTTAGATGGAATAAATTCTACATCAGTTAGTATTTCAGGAGTGACTAATAAGGATAAATGTATCCCATTCATCTCTGGTATTATGAACACTTCTGGCGGTGACGACGCTGACCTTGCTACTGCTATTGCTTGGTTATCTGATAGTTCTACTTTGAACATAAGAAGAGGGGGTGATGAACTTTTAACTAAGGTTTGGGTCACTGTCGTAGAGTTTATTGGAGATGACTGGGATATTAAACACGGAAGATTGGAGTCAAGTAATGACTCTGGTGTAATAACTTTAGTAGATAACTCAGATGGAGAAACTTCAGGCGGTGGTGATGTAGGGAATTGGGAAAAGACTCTCATTCATCATCAATTTAAAGCAAATGATAGAAACGGGGTAGACGACTCTATTGCTGATACAAGTGCCTTGTATTATCCTGGAGATAATACTTCAGAAGTCAAATATAATTTCCATTCAGACCACGTCGATAGTGCCTCTGACGGGCAAAAGAATGTTCACTTTGTACATACCATAACACACCCAAAGATAAGCGTTTTTAGGTACACTGACACTACTTCACACACTGGTGCGTATAACATTGATATTAGTGGTTGTGATTTAGTTGATATTTCAAGGGCAACAGTTGAAATTACCAGAACAACTTCTGGTACTGGTACTGCTTATGGTAGGGGATGGGTTAGTGCTAGATTAGTAGATGAATCTACTCTAGAAATGTATGTCCATAGAAATAAGAACACAATTGAAACTAGAATTCAAGTAGTTGATTTAAGTGGGTTGATTGATATCTCTATAGATGATACCACAAAGAACATTATTTTTAAAGTAGACGAAAAGAAAATTTACGGATATGGTTTTAAAGAAACTCAAGGTTCAGGTAAAGTTGAGGTTTCAACTTCAAGTGACTATTCTACTGGAACTAAGGTTGAGCAAACTGTTATAAGTTGGTCTGAAAATGAAATAGAAGTGGAATATGATTTGTCTCAATTCGAAGAGGGAACTCTATATCTTTTCGTCACTAATGATAATGGGAGTGTTTCGTCTAGATTTAAAATCATCTATACTGAAGATGAATATGGACTAAAAATAAAAGGACTAAAACCAGACATTTATTATAGGTTTAATAATTCTTATAAGGATGAGATGGGAGTTGTTGACGCTGATAGTAATGAAATATCTGGGAATGTGAGTTTCAAACAGAACCCAATTACTAGAGGGGTTGATTATTCTTGGTCAATTGATGATAAAGACTCTAGAGTAAGTCCTGAAAACACCGTGTATGTGAATAAAGTAGAAAGGTTAAGAAGGACTCTTGGTGGATGGATTTACTTGGATAAAGTTTATAAGACACCTTCTATCATTTATGAAGAAGGTGGTACGGTGAACAACCTTTATTTCGTTGTTGGATTTGGAAACTCTATTCTTGCTAACATGGCTGACTCAGATAATGGAGTGAAGATTCAAGGATATTCAGACTTTAAACTTTCTTCACATAGACCTTATTTCATTGTTATGCGATTGGAGACTGGCGGTGGGTTATTTGAGTTATTTGTGGATGGAAAAAAGGTTAAGAACTACGCTGGTCTAGACCCAGATATCCCTAATAAAATCTCTCCTTCAGATTTTTCTGGACACATTGGTGAAATCACTTATGGGGGTAAACCAGAAGGGAAACTAGATACTGGTGGGACGGATATCCAATACCCAGGAGCAACACTTACTGGGCTTAATGATTGGTTCACATTCTCAGACCTTAGCCTTAATGGTGGATTACTGACTGATGAAGAGATTTTTGATTTATTTGTTAGTGGAGCTATACCTACTGATGTGATAGAAACAGATACTAATGAAAATATGCAAAATAGTGCTGATAATTTAAGTGGGAAGAGTTACGAAGATGTACCATTACCGATAAAAGTAAAACCGAGAACAGACGGAGACATTACTACTATTTCCCTGAGTAATATCTCTTTCGATGAAAGATGTTCTGTTCATCTGTCTTGGTTAGGTGATGAAAGCAGAAAACTCATTATCAAAGCTGAAGATGGCACTAATATAGATTTAAGTAAATGTGTCTCACCAAATGGCGGTGAAATTGAGATTTTCAGAGATACGAAGTTGGTAGTATCTGGTATGGTTGATGGTTCTTCAGTGACTGTTATAGATTCAAATACGAAAGAAATTATCGACTCAGATAATTACACTACAGAAGGAGAGGTTTCATTTTGGATAAACTCGAATTTAGTTGATATCTTTGTTGTTGCTGATGATAAAAAGATTGTACAGAAATTTAATATAGACACTACGACAGATACAAGAGCACAAATTGTTCAGGATAATGACTATGCGTATGAAAATGAAGGCGGTCATTCAAATATAACTGGGTCTGATGGCAATGAAGTTAGAACATCTGATGATTCTGATTTAATAATTCAATAAATTTAGGAGAAAATATGCCTACGAAATATGTCAGGAGTAAATACACTGCTCAAGAAATAGAAGAAGTCTTCGATGATGTTAGATTGGGAGAGACTATTCAGGGAATTCCCGTAGAAGGAATTCTTGTTTATTATGGTTACCCAGTTTCTTACAAAGGACTTTGGGATGTTGATAAAGTTGTTTATGAGATAAAAAGCAAGTATAAAATAGTAGTTTTTGGTGATAACTACCAAGACCCAGATCATGAAGAATATGAGTCGACTAAGTCGATAATTCAAAAATTAATTGATTTACGTGTGGAAGTTTTCGGATATGTTCCTATTGGCGTTTCTACTTCAAATAGAGATATGGCTACTATGCAACAAGCTGTAGATGATTGGAAAACGCTTAAATGTACTGGGATTTTCATAGATGAATTTGGGTTTGATTATGAAGTAGATAGACAAAGACAAATAGATTTGGTGAATTATGTACATTCAAAAGGGATGAATTATATAGGGAACTGTTGGACTATCCAGGACATGGTTTGTGACTCAGACACTGAACTTCCTTCAGAATGGGCTGATGATGATTGGAGAAGAACTAATTTTCATGACCATAATCCGGATAATTTACCATTGAGTAGGAATGATAATGATTATTGGATGTATGAGAATTTCGTTTACTCAGAAAACGGAGTTGCTAATATGTTCGATACATTTGAGAAGTTGACTTTGTATGTTTTACCGTATCTTAAAAATATTAGAATAGTTGGACTTAGTATTGTCGCAGAAACTGATCCTGGTGTGATTGACATGGATAAGTATGTTGGGTTCCCTGATTTTGAAGAAATGACTAAATATGCTTGGGTCATTGCGTACGCTTCGAATTTTCATGCCCTTGGATGCGCAGGTTTCTCTATCGGTTCTGCTGGCGGTGATGTCGCTATTGAGTATAATTATTATAGATTACCAGATAGAATAATGAAATCTACTTGGAGCATGCCTGTTTTTAGTTCAGTTGATAAAACTTTAAAAACAAATTTTTCTTGTTTAGATCAATATACGGTATTCTGCGATACTGATAATAATACATATTGGTGGGACGTGACTGCAAACGGTGGATATTCTATTTTAGACAAAGAAAAAACTGTTCACTTAGACCCTATTGGAGAATCACCTTTGGCTGATAACTCTTTTTTCGTTGATAAAACGGATGGGGTATTAAAGTTCAGAGACTCTAACGGTGAAATAAAACAAGTAAGTTTAGTTTAAGGAGAAATTATGAAATATAAAGTTGTATCTTCAATTGGAGAAGGAAAAGAATTCATGAACGGTATTGAGTTCGATTATGAAATAGATGATGAGAGCTTAGGGAGGGAAGTGAACTGTCTTGGAGGAAAGTTTACTATCTCTCAGAATGGAAACATTTTAGTATTAGTCAATCCTGATTGGGTTCTTTCCATTCAGAAACAAGAAGAACCAGAACAAGAGGATAATGAATTCTTAGTGAATAGGGATTATGAGATTTTTCTCAATGATAAGGTTATTAAACTAAATGATACCACAAGAAATAACAAGGGAGTTTCTTTTAAAGATTTTCATGATGCTCTAAAGAATGAATGGAAAACCGTTGAAATGATTAGCGGAGAGCCTTTCCCGATGACTTACAATGAAGAATTTAATCATTTGATATTTAAGAATGATTGGACTTTAAATGACGATGGGTTTAAATACTTGAAAGATGGTTCTTGGGGAAGAGAATCTAAAGACGGGAGAAGTATATAGTGTTTTCGATATTTTCATTTTCTAAGAAAGTAACTCCCGCTTTTGACCTAGGAGAAGATATAAAGGATTTCCTTCCAGTAGTGAACGAAAGTATTTTAATCCCTCCGATGAAAATGGAAATAATCAGTTCTAAATCAGATAATTTTATAGTTGGGAATATATTTTCATACAACCCAGATATAAAAGAGATTAGTAATGATTTGTGTTTAATCTTTAGGATAGGGAATCTATTCTTCTTTAAAGACAAAGAAGGAAAAGAAGTAAAGGCAGTTTATAATGAGTTTTAATTTTGTCGGTGAAGAAAGAATAATTTACGTCCCAGAGGGAACAACACAAGTTAATGTTGTTGATCTATATGCAGAGTGGAAGATTTGGGCTAGAGAAGGGGATAACTTGAAATTTCCTTCTGCGATGAAATCCATCGGTGGAGAAGAAATCGCGCCTGGAAAGTATATTGCTGCCTATATAGAGCTTCTCAATGGGTGGAGAATTAAACCATACGATGGTGACTATGTTTTAACAGTAGTTGGTAACTTGTTCGTTAATGGTGGTTTAAATCCATTCTTACAAGCTGATGATGGAAATGTACTGATTAACATGGTTTCTTCTTCTAACGCACTTTCTCTTGAAACAAGTGATGGTAATTGTGATATCGGAATAGGATTTATATAATGCAACATAGTCAACTGAGGAAACCTAATGAAAAGGTGAAGTTATTTGCTAAGACTTCATCTACGCAAACTAATCTATCATTAACTGTATTTGAGTTTAAAGAAGACGGAACTCTTAGTAATATAACTCCTTCTTATACTGTTAAACCACTAAATCAAAATTATTTTAGTACAGAAATAGTAACTCCAGACCATAGCTCTTATTTGTTGATATTATTTTGCGGGAATCCAATCGTACTAAGGGTTGGGGAACCTAAACTTCAATTCTTCTTTTGGTCTGAAAAGAGTAAACCATATCCATATACACATTATGACGAGAACGGTCAGATATTGGACGAAGGAACGCTTAAAGAGCTTGGGCATGGGTTTCACTACACATCTCCAGTAAGTGATGTTCTAGGGTATATAGAGGTTCTTGGACGTCCATATATTATTCATGTGCCGTATTGTTCAGGTTCAGTCGGTGTTGGAATTGACATAGACTGGAAAAAGACGATAAAGCGGAGACAGTTTGGTTTAAGTATAAGAAAAATTAATTTTAAATTAAATAATTCAGAATTGAAATTTGAAAAGAGAGTAATCCCTCTTTCGTTTTCTGTAAAGAATACGAACTTGAGTTTTTCTCTTGATGTTATAATGAGAAAATTTAAAATAAGTTGTAAGGGATAATTATGTATAAATCACTGATGAAAGACGACGATCTTGTACGTGGAACAAGTTCTGACATTTATATGTTTAGTACTGATATGGCTCAAGATTTAAGTGATTGGGAAGCCACTTACACTATTGCTGAAACTTTAGAAGACCCAAATCCTATTGTTAGAAGAGCTTTGCCTCTTAATGACGGAACTGACGGTACTCCTGAGAATTCAGCGTTTGTATTTCAGATTCTCCCTCATGAGTCTAATATATTAACACCAGGAAAGAAGTACTGGGTTTCTATAGAGATTAAAAATGACGCTATTCAGTATAATGCTGAGGTTGCACAATACAAATTGAAGATTTTACCTCAAGGGGTGTTGTGATGTATAAATTAGGGAGAAAGTCTCTAAGTAGGCTAGTTGGTGTTCACCCAGAACTAACTTTCGCTGTTTCAGAAGCAATAAAAATCTCTAAACAAGATTTTTCTGTTACAGAGGGAGTTAGGCCCATGGAAAGACAAAGGCAACTTTATAGAGACGGATTGTCTAGAACACTAGATAGTTATCATATTTATGGTTTAGCTGTGGACTTAGTACCTTATACTAGGTATGGTCTTAAATGGGACGAAAAGTTGTTTCCAGAAATAAGAAGAGCTATGTACGAAGTTATACGTGCGCATGGGTTAAGAATTGACAATGGTTATGATTTATGGAAGTGGGATATGCCTCATTGGCAACTCACTGGAAAGAAAGCTGAGTATGATATAAGAAAGATACACGATTGTTTTAAAGGGTGAGTTATGGAAAATCAAGGAACAACACAACAAGTGCAACAAGTACAATCTCAAGCTTCTAAGAAGTGGTATAAATCTAGAACCATAATTTTCAACCTTTTGGTTGCTATTTTCACTGGTCTAAGTGCTATCCTTCAAGAAGAAGCATTCAAGTCAATGGTGGGGGAAAATTTCCCTTATGTATTAACTGTCGTTACTATCATGAATATATTCTTAAGGTCCATAACGGTAGAACCAGTCAAGGTATAGAAGAGTATAAGAATAACTTATATAAGGTATAAGAAAAAGTAATGTTTAATAATATAAAAATGTATATCTACGGAGCAGTAGCGTTCATCATATCTGCACTGGGTGTTTGGGTGAAGGTTCTCAGTGAACAGAAGAAATCTCTTAAGAAAGATTTAAGTTCTAAAGAAAGAGAACTACAACAAACAAAGACAAGAAGTTCAGAATTAGAAGAAGTTCGCTCTGTAGAAGAAGAACAAGTCGAAATAACCGAGAGAGGTGAAATAGAAAAAGAACTTGCGAATTCGCAGGTAAATGATATTTTAGAAAAAAGTGATGAAAGGGATATAAAAGTGGAGTTATAATGAAAAAAAGTTTTTTTAAATATATTCTCTATATAATAACTCTTTTATTTTTATCAGGGTGCGGCAAAGAATACATTTTTGTAGACCCAGTTTATCCTAAACTATCAGCTCCTAGGAAAGTTCCTAAATTAGAGAATACTTTTGTTAGGAAAGGGTGTTTGTGGTATAAGAACCATAATACTAATTTATGTGGAGAAGATTTAAAGGTTATTTTAACTCACATAAAGAAATTGAGAAGTAATGAAGATGTCTGTCAAGCTAAGATAGAAGCATATAATGGATTCGTGAAGAAGAAACTTTCTGAAAGCGAGAAATAGGAATATTCAAACGGAGCGAACAGCATGGAAACAATAATTAAAGGTTTGGCAGACTTACTACTTGTTGGTGGAACAGTCGGTGGGTATGCGATGATTACTATCATCTTGCTGATCGTCGGTTATTTTAAGTACTTTAAACCGTTCTTGGTGGATTTCTACACCATGAAGAAGGTGATTGAAGAAGAATTTGAAGACCACAAGAGGATAATGACAAAGATAGACCAGATTTTAAGAGATATAGAGAAGAATGGAGAGAATGTCCTTAAAGAGACAAAAGGTGTTTCTTCAGAGCTTCAAACTGACCATAGAGCACTTCAGACTGAGTTGGTGAATATCTTAAACAATCTGGTTAGAGACGTGGCTTATAACATTGATTCTAAGACTGGTGATGCTAAGAACAGAATCGAAGAGAACCATAGAGAAATAATGATAGAATTAACTAAACTACAATCTAAGATGGATTATGGGTACAACAGTTATTCTAATGGAATGAAGGGGTTACAGAAATGAGAACAGTAGTAAAGAACCAATACTTCCACCCAAGGAAGTTTGTTGGGAATAATATAGATTACAGAATAGGTTCTAGTGCGGCTTTGGCGAAGTTCAAGGAAGCACAAACCTTTATCTTTAATCAATTAGCATTTAATCCATACCATGAATTTAGTTATAGCGCAAAAGAGATTCTACTTCTTAGATTTGATGTTTATTTCGATTTACTTTGTGAAATAGAACAATACCTATTGATTAAACAAGATGAAGTAAAATTCGATGATGTTTGGGACATGAACGAAGAAAGAAAAGATTATGTTATCAATACTCTCTTAGAACAATGTACTGATTTAGACAAAAGGTATTTCTTAACCTATTTGAAATTAATGTCACCGCTTTCTGATTACCATGAAGTGATAGTCAAAAATATTCTGGAAAATGAAGAACTTTCTTTAGCTACTAAATTCTCAGCTATAACAGATTTGATAATTAATGTTTTACACCACATTTTATATGTACTTCAAGAATTGGACATCGTTTTCTATACAGAAAACAAACCAATAATAAACTTAGATATTCTATCTTGCGAACTAGAGACTTCAGAAGGAATTCTCTGTCCTGCTATAAATAGGATAGAAATATATAGTACCATAAGAGAAATTAATAGTATAGTTATTAAAGACTACATAGATATAGACTATCCTATAAAGGAAACTAAACTATATGAATTTATGGAAAGAAAAAATATTAAATATCAAATAATTTAGATATAGTTAGATTTTCTATTTTTAATTATAGTATTCTAACATTAAAATAAACTTAACGGAAAAATAAATGGCAAATTTTAATAAAATCTTCGAAGACTTAATCGGGCTAGAAGGAGGATACACTTCTCACGAACTAGATTTAGGCGGAGAGACAAAATATGGAATCACTAAGGTAGTTGCAAGAGAAAATGGTTATTATGGTGATATGATGGATCTAACGCTGCAGGAAGCTAAAGATATATATGAAGAGAAGTATTATAAAAATTACGGGTTTGATAAGATACAAAATACCAAGATTGCTGGTGAATTATTTGAGTTCACTGTAAATACTGGAAGAGGAAAGCACGCAGTCAAATTTCTTCAAAGGTCTTATAACCTATTGAACAAGAATATTCAACTATTAGAAGACGGTATCTTAGGTCCAAAGACAGCACAAACTATCAATTCTTATAAGTTCTACAAGTCCCTCTACAAGACATTAAATATCTTCCAAGGAATGTATTATATCTTCTTAGCTGAAGACGATACAGAAGCAATGGATGCTCTTCTTAACCACAAACAAACTCCTGGTTCTTTCAGATTCAAGACATTTATAAGAGGGTGGTTAGATAAGAGAGTCAGTTTAAATTAATTCAAGGAGAAATGAAAATGGGAATGTCAGTCCAAGAAATCAGAGAAGCTATTAGGATAGCAGAAGCAGCAGGTGACGCAGAAACAGCAATACAACTCAGAGAAACTCTAAAAAGAATGACTATTAATGAGTAACCATGAGTATTTATGATTCAGGACCAAGTTTAAGTAAAAGAGGGAATGTTCCTCCTCAGAGTGCTAATCCTAAACAGATTTTAATAAAAGAAGATATCTCAGAGTTAGTAAAGCAAATAAAAGGTGCCCCAAGTACTGTTAAGGAACTTCTATATGATGTTGATAAGAACTTAATAGGAGTCATTGACGGTCAAGGAAATCCGTTTTTCTTTAATGCTTCACAAGAGAAGGAAATGAAAAAGCTCCTAAAGGAGAAATAGTGGATTTATCTAAAGTTTTTGATGGACTACCTAAGTCTAAATTAACTGTTAATGAATTGATAGAATTAACAGAACAACCATTTTTCCAAGTTGATGTCAAAACTCGCTCAAGTAATTTGGGTGCTTTGAAGTATTTGGGTTTTAAGTACACTTTCCATAGAGATACTGATGGGAAAATGGTAGTGTTTGTGAATTTGTATTTCTATATGAAAGGGGCTAATTTCGATTTTGTTAAAGACAAGAAAGGGAAGGTTAAAAGAGGTAAGAAAAAGAATAGAGAAACTTATCTCTTAGTAGCTAAATTCCCTTACTCTCTGAAAGTGAAGAATATGAAAAGGTTATATGATGTACCTATTCAGATATTCAGTTCAGACCCATCTTTCAAATACTATTTTGCGTATGCTTTGAATAAAATGGATGCAGTAGTAACCGATAATCCTAAGTTGATAAATTGGTTAGGTGAATCTTTAACAAAAGCTCCTAAACACAATAACCCACACTTAAAAACTCAACTAACTAAGCACTTCTATAAATTCTTCAGGTTCATAGCTAACAATAGACCTAAGCAATACTTGGATGAAAGGTATAGAATAAAGGGTGATGCTAAGATAGTGAATAAAAGATAAAATACCTCTGATTTCGCAGGTAAAAATAAAAATACTTCCTGAATCGGATGTTTAAAGTTTTCTTAATGGAGAATATAGAATGGAAATAGTACAATTGGAACAAAAGGACTTAAAAGAGTTCAGAGAAACTTTAGCTAATGAACAAGAATTAGTTTGTCCTATATGTAAACATAAGAGAGACTTATCTGACTTTGTCGTAGACCACCAACACAAAACAAAAGGTGAGAAGAATGGAGAGAATGGTGCTGGCATGGTACGTGGTGTTATTTGTTTTATGTGTAACTCCACTGAAGGAAGGATGCTTAGTTATTTTAAGCGATCTGGGTTGAACAAAGACACTTCTTTCATAGATTACCTAAGAGGTTTAGCTGATTATTTGGATAAACCAACTACTAATTATATTCACCCATCAGAAAAGCCAAAAGAGCGAAGATTGATGAAGCGACCATTTAATAAAGTGAAGAAGATCCACGATGCTCTATACCCAAGAAGAAAACCGCTTGAGTATCCTAAAAGCGGAAAGGCAACAAAATTGATTAAAGAGATTGCTGAAGAATACGGAATTGAACTTTAGAGAATAAGTTTAAATACAGTTTAAATACTAGAAATGTTTAATTTAATAAGAAGGAAGATTTATGAATGGGATTCTTTTTAAGAGAAATCTAAAACGACTCTTAACAGCGCAAGCAGGAGAAATAGTTTTTGCTATTGACACTAATGAATGGGGTCTTGGTACTGGGAATGAAATAATTTGGAGAAAACACGAACTTCTTCCGAATTATGTTTATAAAGATGATGAAGACCCGAAACCAGACTTTGGTAAAGATAGTGAATTCTTCATGAATCTTTCTTCTGGGAAGTTGTTTAAAAAGTATAGTTTTGGTTGGAAAGAGTTTGAGTTACCAATCCCGAAAGAGTTCATAGACCAACAATATCTCAGAGTTGGAGTTGTCCCAGAACCTCAAAATACTTCTATGATAATTAGGAATGACGGGAGCGTGAAAACGGCTGAAACATATACACCATATAATGATAAGGACGTAGTGACAAGTGGTTTTGTAGAAAAGGAAATAGGTGATTTTTATAAAACTGATGGGAGTAAAAAGTTACCTCATGATTTGGTATCTAATGGGAAACAACTCGCAGTCTATAAGTCAGGAATGAAAATAGCACTTTCAACAGAAAATCCTTATGAAGACGGAGTCATTTGGAATGATAATGGAACTTTGAGAGTTTCAGAGAATGTAGGTATTGTTAGATACTACACCACTGAAGAACTTGGTTGGAGTGATGGAAAAAGTAGACCAGTAACTGACGGTTACATAGATGTTATTACGAATGATAGTGTTTATCCAACAAGTAATCGAGATAAAGTAACCAAAGGTGAGATTATAAGATACGGGAATAGAACAAGTTATAATTACTTGTTCAGTTATTGCACTAATATGACAGAATTTGTAGTAAGTGCTACAGATGAAAGTAAAGTGACTAACTTTTATTATGCTTGGTATTATTGTTCCTCGTTAACTTCATTCCCTCAATTAGATGTTAGTTCAGGGGCTAACTTTGGTAGTGCTTGGTACAATTGTTCATCATTAACCTCATTCCCTCAACTAGATGTTAGTTCAGGGACTGACTTTGGTTGGGCTTGGGGTTATTGTCACAAACTACCTGAATGTCCATTGAATTACTTGAATATTCCTGATGGTGCTTACACAGGTAATGCTTGCGATAATTGTTGTGATGAATAAGGAGAGATAGATGAATACTGGAATTATATTAAGAAACGAAAATATCATAACTTGGGGAACAACTCCTCCACAAATAGGTGAATTAGGAGTATCTGGTGATCATTTCATCGACAATAATCTTAAACTAAGGCCAATTAAATTCAGTGACTATATCGTTCAAGTTGATAAAATCACCGAAGAACCAATCATTTTTAACTCAAACTTCCCTAAGTTCAGGTTAATCAATGATCCATCTCTTGACACTCAGATGGCGTTTAAGTTTTCTCCTTCTGAATGGACTATGGTGAAAGAAGGGTACGACGAGAATTATCTCAATGTGAATTTTGTCCCAAAGGTTGAATACTCTAATTGTATGAAAAGGGACGGAAGTACAAAGTTCAACTCTGACTATGATAATTCTGGAGAGCGTTCAGTTGTAAGTAAATGGTATGTTGATAATGAGAAAGTCAAAGCGATGAATAGTAATAATTTCATCACTACAGACGGGATCAATACTAAGATGGTTGATGGTTATGTACCTCAACTTGATGTTGGTGATGTACTAACTAAAGGTTTTTTGGAGAGTAGTGAGTTTGCGTTTGTACCTCCCACAGAAAATCCTTATGAAGACGGAGTCATTTGGAATGACAACGGAACTTTGAGAGTTTCAGAGAGTATCGGAATCGTTAGATATTACACAACTGAAGAACTTGGTTGGAGTGATTTTGTTAGTAGACCAGTAACTAACGGTTACATAGATATAATAACGAATGATAGTGTGTATCCAATAACTGATCAATCCAAAGTGACTAAAGGTGAGATTATCAAGTATGGAAATAGAACGAGTTATTATAAGTTGTTCTATAATTGTAATAATATGACAGAATTTATAGTTAGTTCTACTGATGAAAGTAAAGTGACTGACTTTAGTTATGTTTGGCACGGTTGTTACTCATTAACCTCATTCCCTCAGTTAGATGTCAGTTCAGGGACTGACTTTAGTGGGGCTTGGAAGTATTGTTCATCACTAACCTCATTCCCTGAACTTGATGTTAGTTCAGGAACTGACTTTGGTAGTGCTTGGTGGGGTTGTTCCTCATTAACCTCATTCCCTCATAACCTCATTCCCTCAGCTTGATGTTAGTTCAGGAACTGACTTTGGTGATGCTTGGAGAAATTGTTCCTCATTGACCTCATTCCCTCAACTTGATGTTAGTTCAGGAACTGACTTTGGATATACTTGGTATAATTGTTCATCACTAACCTCATTCCCTCAGCTTGATGTTAGTTCAGGAACTGACTTTGGTGATGCTTGGAGAAATTGTTCCTCATTGACCTCATTCCCTCAACT